GCATCGGACGCCGAGCTTGAAGCACTACCCGCTGAAAGCGCTGCTGCACCGGCTGAAGCAAGAGCTCCTGCTGCCGATAAACCCGCTGCAGTAGCCGAACCGCTAGCAGCAGCGGCCGCCCCTGTTGCTTCCGCTGCTGCTCCCGTAGCCTCTGCCGCCGATGCAGTGGCTTCACCAGCAGAAGTTGACGCCTCGCCTGCTGAGGTTGCAGCTTCCTCCGCTGAAGTAGCTGCCTGCTCTGCATACTGCTGGCATTGATCTCTAATTTCTTCTAACTGCGCGACAGTAGCGTAATCCTCGCCGGCGATAGCAATAGCAAATGCCCCGCCGGCAACAATCTTGGCCATTCCTATCCCTAGTTCCTCTAATACCTGTGCCTCAGGTAAATTGACATTCGGAGTTTTTATGATGTAAGTAGCATCGGTTGGAGCAAGGTTTAACTGGACTTCAACCGGTCTATTTGCTGCGTCCCCTTGCCAGACCCTCCCATCAGTTAAGGATGGTAGGTTTGCAATATCTATAGTTTGACGTGCTTCCGGCACGTTATTTAAACCGCCCATTAATATTTCTCCTTGTGGTATAGTCGCACTTACTACTGCTCCAGTCCCTGCTCCACTTGTTTGCATCCAAGAGCCTGCCGGTAGATTTGAGAGAAATTGTGAGCCGGGCATTAATGTTTGCAGTACACTGTTACCTTTTCCAAGAATAAAATTAGCGCTAAAAAACCTGAAATTAATTAAGGCAATATCTCCTTCTACCACTAACAAGGCATTAGATTCTTCCGGTCTGTTAGAATCTGTGCCGTGCCAGATTTTACCTCCTGAAATAACAATTGGATTAGTTGGATCAAGAGGATTAGGCACGTTAATGCTTGTAGTTCCTAAATTTGGTAGGTTATCAATGGTAATGGTTGGTTGAGGTTTTGCTAAATTATTACTATCACCTATCCATATGTTTTTATAAGCTAGGCTAGGAAGAGGTACTACTCCTTGAGTACTAATTATACCGTCCGTATTAAACAAAAAGCCATTATCTAAATTACTTAGAACTTGGGCTTTAGGTAAATCATTATTAGGAAAACCGATAATAAAACTGGAGTTTGCTATATTATCTACGTAATGCCTGATATTTATAATATCAAGCTGCATGTCTATTAACTTTGGCGACATGATAGAAAAGTTATCAGGTGCTCCTATTAAAATATAATTATTAGTAAGAGGAAGGCGTCCTGTTATAGGTGAGATAAAATTATATAAAACATCATTTCTCATACCAATAAATGCCCTATAAAATTATTAATATTATTTAAGTTATTATTAAAATATGCAGTAGCCGAATCCTGCATATACTCTATAAACTCCGGATCGGAATTATCCAAGGAACTATCCGGTTCCCTGCTTAAATCAATCGGATACTGCATTCTGCAATAATAAGAATTACCGACGGTATAATTAGCTATGATTTGCTGCTCTATCGATACTCCTTCCGGTGGAACGCTCATAGAAACGTCCATCACCATTTTTATCGTATTAAGATTATCAACTGCTCCTCTAAGTATTAATCCATCCGCTGCAGGTTCACCTGGAATATAACCGATACTACCAAGTCCCGTCCCGATAGAGAGAACACAAAAACGATTAACGGTCGGTTTTATTGCCCTTTGTACCGATAAAGCCATTGCTGAGGCGTTATTTAAAAAAATTCCGCCGTCAACATAAGTACATCCATTAAATACGGCAGGCGGAAAATAAACGGGAGCAGCACTAGTTGCCAGCGCAACATTTGCCGATAATTCAGTTTGACCGGATAAATAAGGAACAATTGAACTTGAGACATTCGAAAAATAAACAGGTACATTGGTAGTTCCTGCTTCATTTGAACGCTGAAAAGCCGGCACTAATACATTTGTTTGATAACTACTAATAGTATCCGTGCCAAAATTGCTATTAATCAAATTAGCTAAAGGGGTTTGTGAATATAAAGAACTATAGATACCGGTTAAATAACCGCTCCAGGTTCCATAACCCGCCTGCCCTCCTCCGGGAATCGGATAAGTACAATTAAAAATACTAGAGGCATTATTTATTAACATATTCTTAATATAAGACGGTGTTAGTCCTTTAGCATATGCCAAGGCCTGAATCCCGCCTATAGAAGTACCGGCGATAATATCAAAATATTTATATATCTGATTACCTGGTATGCCTGCTTGATTACAGAAAAGATCAAGTAAAGTAGAAGTTATTACCCCTCTAACCCCTCCTCCATCAAGAGATAATACTCTAATTGTATTTATATCCATGATTATCTCCCTAAAAACATAGGTAGTGTTGATAAAAATAATTCAAGTAAAACGAGTTAAAATATCCCTTTTATTCCTCATCCATATTTAAAGTAAAAGGTCTAGGATTCGGCACTGGTTTTGGATCATCTTTTGCAATTGGAGCTCTAAATTGTTCCTGTGGTTTATCAAGATATTCTTTTGCAACCCATAACCCAGTCCATATTTTCTGATCACCAGCCCATTCAAGTTGTTTATATAATTTCTCGTGCATCTCTCCGCTACGATCACACTGATATATACGTTTCTCAAGTCTCATAATGATTTCCTATGTTCAATCACCATCCGTATAAAAAGTTGATACATCGTAATCTATTTTCAAATCAACATTTTCACTATCCCGTCTTGTTGCAATATCAAACGTTTCCTCATATTGAGCTTTAAGGCTATCAGCCATCTCTGGTTTGTATTTCACAGCGAGCATCCAAGTAAGACCGGCAGCTAGAGCAGGATACATTTTGGCAGGAACTGAAGTAGTATTGAAAAAAGTACCTGCATCGTACATGGTTTGTATGAAGGAATACTGCAGAACTTGATAACTACTACTTGGGGTTAGCCAAATATTTAATTTAGGAGTCAAAGATTTATCAAAATAATAAACTGAAGGTTTTCCTTGCTGAAACTTCTGAGGAATAGACAAATACGATTCCCGACTTACAGGACTCATTTTTAAATCAGTTATATTATTAGTAAAATATAACTTTTGAATACTTAGAGTTGCTCCTCCAGTTTCTCTAACCCTATAATATCTAGCTGAAACTGGCATTAATATATCAAACCAAACTACAACATCAGTTTTAAACGTTTGAGTAGGAATAGTTAGTAAATTTGTCCATGTAACAGTATCATTTGAACTTTCAAATACTAATGTGTATAAAGTTTCAGTGTTAGAACTTATACCTATGAAATTTATTTGTTGTGTAACATTTGTTAGTTGTCCATTAACTTGCCCATAATCATACGATATATTTCCATTTACAACATCTTGTTGACAACCGGCGTTTAACGTATCTGTAAAAGGTAATGTTGGATCACCTCCACCTAAACCATCATAGTTATCATCATTAGATTGCGGTGTTCCATTTAATGGACGTGTAAATTGGCGTAGTAATACTTCAAGTACATCTGTAATACTTGTATCTAAAGTATAACTGCCCTGCCCCGTATTTAATGACAAATATAATTTATGTACTGTCCATAAATTAATATTTTTATTAATCCAATCTAAAAGTAAAAAATTAAGACTTCTTTGTGCAGATTGCATTTGAACGGGTACTAATTGATCACCGGCGAAGCCAATTCGCTCAAAACAATCAAGAATCAGATCATCATTCGCAAGCGACTGAAAATTATAAGTACCCGAAACTTTAGCCATTATTTGCCTCTAGTTCTAAAACTCCTTAAAGTTTTGTCCAAGCTTGCTTCTTTTCTTATTTTCATGTTTTTAGAATGAAGAGCTTTATCAAGTTTCTTCTCAGGTATCTTTTTATCACTAGCTACACCTAGAGCTTTATGTAACGCACCTTTATTCTTAGTCGCTTTTTCTATCCAATTCTTATCCATAATTAACCCTGCGAAATTTCAATATAAACGGGAGTGGTATTTATCCCAGCTGCTAGATAAACAATTACGGCAGCATAATGGTAAGTAGTTTGGACAATAAGACCATTTTGTAATTGCACTTGGGTAATAGCTGCCAATGCTGCCCCTGTAACCGGTAATGAAAAATAATTACTAGGTCTGTTTGCGTAAGTAAGATTAGATGCCTGCAGCGATACCGGAGCAATATTGGAAACTCCGTATATTATAGCATTCCCTGCTGCCCACTGGCCTGCTGCCGTAAGAGAATTTAATAATACACTATAAGTATAATTAGGATGGGTAAGTCCGGCTTTGCTATTACCGTCAGGTAGTACCACGGCAATATTATAATTTGATCCTATGGTAAAAGCATTTGCTACACCTCCACCGGTAGCACTGATGCTAATAATAGTGTGAAACAAATTATTAGTATAAACAGTGTTATTATTAGGTCCTGCTAAACTTTCTTGAATAATTAATCCATTATAAGTACCCACTATTGTAAAAGTAGATGCACTTACGTTTAATCCGCTAGTAAAACTTAAACCTGAAGCATAGCCATTACTAATAAACGAGACTTGCCCGTTGATTCCTACAAGTGATCCGTTTAAAGTCAAATTAATCGAATTGCCCGGCGTAGGCGGGATTAAACCGTTATACGTACCGATATTAGCAGTGCTGCTTGCTACTGTCGGAATATTTACTGCTTGTCTAAAAATACTCATTTATTTCTTTTTATTATCAGATTTTTTTATTTCCTTAGAACTATCCTTCTTAACGCCCTTTTTAGGAGCGTTTTTTAGAAGAATGTTAGCTAAGCCTCTACTGTGAACTGCCATAACTTACCTTTTATTAACTATTGACCGATTTGGAATACACCACGCCAGTTAGATACGCCGAAACAATATCTTTCTTGCGCTGCAAACCATATGCTCCTGGTAGTATTATCCATCCAAGACCAATCCTTGATTTTTTCACGTTCATAGTGAATAAGTCCTCTTTCTGCATCAGTAATAATGTACGATGCCGTCGGAGAAGTAATAAAAGGATTGATAATATAACCTTGCGGGAAAACGCTATCATGATTTATCATGTTAAGATCGTTAACACCGGCATAAGCATTGTTGTTAGCACTACCGACAGAGGTTCTAAATTGGCTGCCAATTAGAATACCTGCTACCATCCAATTGCTAGAACCGGTTACCAATTTCTTTGATTTAACCTGCGCATAAGTACCGCTTATTTGCTTGAGCTGAGAAATCGCAGTTACGGCATTTTGAATACCGATTTCACTTAAAGCAACGTTAGTCGTATTACTGGAAGTAGCACCCCCATCTATTGGATGAGCAGAAAACAAAGGATAGCCGTCTGCAGTAGTAATAACATTACCGAGATTTAAAATATTAGCAGCAATCTGATTTTTTGTTTCCCTAAGAGCTTGAGCAAGTGCCTTAGCCTGTTTTGGAAACAGATTTTTATACAGGTTATCATTCATAGCCTCATCGGTTATACTAAACGAAGTACCGTAAGTTTTATGCTTATACATCGTTTGGTATTTAACTGTCATTGTATCTTGAGCTATGGATGACCCTTCAAGTTTTTCAACGGCAGGAGCGAGCGCTCTGATTTCGTCTTCAAATTCAAAGGCACGCTCAGAAGGATAAGTTTCAAACATTTCCTTCCATAAATCAGGATAATCTTCATATAAACCTATAACCGCCTTTAATCCGGGGCGGAGTAGATTATAAATCGATTGAGTATTAATAGCCATTTTATATTACCTCATTATATTTTAGGCAGTAACAGTCACAGGCATTAATCCTGGAAGTTTTGCGTGATTATTAATAGTTACAAGTACGTTTAAGAACGGAGTATTGTAATAAGTGCCGGCTCTAGCATTACCCGGTTGACCGTAAGTGCCCGGTACATTCTTAGCATTTGGCGTAAAACCAAGTACTTTAAGAGTAGCACCGAATCCTGTTCCTAAAGTAGAACTCGCATAAGTGTTCTGCGTATAGTTAGCCGGAGCAGCCACGTTTAATGCTACATAAGGATTTCTATTATATTCGTTCGCACCGCTTATGTCCGCAGCAGTAGTTGCGGCATTAGCACGGGCAATGACGGCTAAAGACGGACAAGCATAAAAAGTAGATACTCCCCACGGATTACCGTTTGCTGTGCCGTAGTTAGCAATAAGTGGATTATTAGCATAACCTGCCACAGCTCCGTTTAATGTAATAGTAGCCATTGATGAAGCACTGTTATTAGTCGCGCCTATAGCACTTCCGGTTATTAATTCAATACCGCTACCGATAACGGCGCTGTTTCCTATGGTCGGAGCATTACTTGCATTTCCCGTATCAGGCCAAGTACCATCTTGCACTTGCAAACACGGTAATAAAGCAAATGTAGTGTTTGCCGCCGTTAAAGCTCCGCTGTAGCAACTAAGTTGTATATCCCAGATAACAAAAGGATCATCAATGATTGTAGCTGTTGGATAAGTTCCGGCTTTTACTTGTGTTCCTGCTACCCAGTATTCTTGTTCAATATAAGTACCGTCAGGAGCGTAATAAGCACATCCCTGAAACACCCCAAGAATAGCCGGTTTTGGAGTAGCTACGGCAGCTGCGCCGGGAGCCGCAGAGTTATGCGTAATAGTTGTTACGTTAAGAGGAGTACCGGCCGCCCATGCTGCTGCAAAAACCGGAGTAGGATTATATAACATAATCTCGGCAGCAGATTGAGCGTAACTATATGTGCCACTTGAGGGAGCATATACAACCGGGTCTCCTTTATTTAAACTATAACTATTAGCATTTATTTTATAATTACTATTTGTTTTTATATTATCAACACCGCTGATTAAATGACCGTAAGGTACTAAACCAAAAGGTGAATTTACGCCATAAGCCATATATTTACCTAAAAATATTTATTATTAAAAATAGTATTTGAAATTTTTAATCTATTAGAAGGCTAGATGAACCCATGAAGCTTAAAGCTTCCCGACTTTAATAGCGGAAAAAAACCTAGTTTTTTGCAGAGATAAAACTACAAACTCAAAGACGCCCTTATAGTTGTGGCAAACTTTTGCTTTAAGTTAATTTTAATAAATTAAAATTAAAATATCAAGACGGTATCGGTTATATTTTATGTTGAATTAAATTTAAACTTAGTCTAAACTGAACTAACTTAAATTAATTACTAAAATGCAAGTTTCAACAATACATAAGGCTAAAACTCATTTATCCAATTTAATAAAAAAAGTGGAAGACGGGGAAGATGTTATCATTTGTAAAGCAGGAAAACCTATTGTTAGATTGATTAAATATCAAAAATTATTATCACCCCGCAGACCCGGTATTTGCAAAGGTAAAGTTAAAATGTCCGAAGATTTTGACGAATTATCTCCTGAATTATTATCTAAATTTTATGATAAAATATAATGAGTTATTTATTAGATACCCATACATTTATTTGGTGGATAGAGGATAATTTAAATTTATCTTATCAATCTAAACAAATTATCAGTAATCCTAACAATCTTATTTTTATTAGTTCTGTTAATACGTGGGAGATTACTATTAAAAAATCTTTGGGTAAACTTAATGTTCCAAGTAACTTAGAAGAAATCATATTACAATGTGGTTTTGACGTATTACCTATAGCAATTAAACATACGCTTTTTATCGAAAATTTAGATAAACATCATGACGACCCTTTTGATAGACTTCTTATATCTCAAGCTATAATTGAAAATTTAACCATAATTACTAGAGATGAGAAAATTATTAAATATAAAGTTCCTTATATTTTAGCTTAAGTTAATAGAAATTAACTTGTTGAAAATATCATAACAGATACACCTTCGGGAATATCAGGTAGCATTTCACCTGAACTATCCGTTAAAACTATGGTTACGGAATTTAATTGTCTTACAATATCATAACCTATTCGCGGCGCTAAAGGAGGCGTGCTGTTATTATTGGCACAGCTTATAAATACTCCATAATTCAAATTACCCATCGGACTTGTAAATGTAATGACATATTGAGAATTACTGCTATTATAAGTTACTCCTGAGACGTTACAGCTAGAGGAAACTGCAATTGTTCCAGAAGTATTACTAAATCTGCACCAGGCTTTAGCAGTATTAACTGACTTGAATATACCTTCTATGGTTAGATTGTTAATGCCCGTAATATTCCCCTCAGTATCGACTAAAACACTATTTAGGTTTAAAGCCGAATTAGTCCCGTTTGAAACGATACTGAGTACTCCCCCGCTATCGGTGTTGGTAATTAAATCATTATTAATAATTATATTCCCTGCCGTAATCTGATTTACAACTATCACAGTACCTAAACTTATCGTTGGATTACCGCCTACTCCGCTCGGGTTGGTAATTACTATATTACTACCGTTTACAAGCGATATTAATGACCAACTATTTGTTTCCGGATCAAGAGCAAGTATTCCGGGCGTTCCGTTTGCAAGCTCTGTGATTGCTGAAATAAGACTAGGCAACTTAATGTCAAGTGTCCCGCTTGGAGGAGATACCGGGCTACCCGTTACCGTAATTGAATCATCCGAGCTAGTTAAAGTTAATTCTGATATACCGTTTACCCCACCGCCGAAAGGAATTATTCTCCAGCTTCCGTTAGGAGTTGTAGTATCATATAAATATATTGTCAAAACTTTGCCGGCAGCAACAGGCGTAAATAGTGTTAGTTGATCGTTTAAAACAATATTAAAACTATTAGCTCCGACATTATTAAAACTAATGGAAAATCCCGGAGTAGTTTGTGTTGCGTCCGGCAAGAAAATATTTAAGTTGCCTATGGTAGCCGTAACATCCATCATATCCGCTACGGTAACATTAGCAAGATTTGCCGAATACGGATAATCCAGCTGGATATTGGCAGTTAAAGTTATTTCTTTCGCCGTATCTATTGATGGAAAAAATGCCATGATATTTTATATCTTTACGTTTAAAGCGTTCTCGGTCGGCTTATTATCATTATAATTATAAGCTTTGGATTCAGTAGCCATTCTTAATGAATATTCATTATGTTTTTTTCTTTCTATTTCTCCGCGTTTCTTTTCTCTCTCAAGTAAAATACAATCTCCTTCACATATGTAAGTTTTTGCCACCTCATCTAATTCAAAAAGGTCGCTTGGAATTCTATTTGGATCATCACTAACTTTTACCGGTCTCCATCCCCTTTTATAGGCCATACTTAAAGCCGTATCCATTTGACCTTTTAAACTCCTCCTTTCCCAATAATATTCAAATCCGGGTTTTATTACATATTCCGGAATAGTTAAAGGGCTAATATAATCATGATTATAGAAAGTCCTACTTTCGTCTTTATCAAACATTCTATTTTCGGTATCTCTTGTTCTTCTTTCATTTTTCATAATAATTATGCTCTATTTTTATATTGATATTTTAAATACTGCTCTTCACTCATTTTCAGTTCTCTAGCCATTTGTTTATCAAAATCAGTTAAGGTAATACGTATTTTATTAGACCCCTGATTACTAAAGTTATTTCTAACCCCTCCGACATTTGAAGTAGTATAACCGTCTTTGGGCTTTTTTATTTTTACGCTATCAATAAATTCATCAATTGCGTCTAGATATTGATCACTTAATATCTCATTACTTCTGCCTTTCTTTTTTAAGTCTTTATCTAACTCTTGAATAAAAGCCGCAACTTCTTTCTGGATTTTTGGATTATAATGCGAAGACCCATCTATTAATTCCGGATGATCATCTAACCACTCTTGTGCTTTAGAAAGCTGCTGCTCGGCCATTCTATTATCAATATTGGCTTCAGTAGATACAGGAGGCTCTTCCTGCTTTGTTTTATCAGTAGCACTGTTGCTTGCCATATTCTCAAATTCATTAATCTTCATCATTGTTTTTTTATGAAGCTCGTCGGCTTCTAAAAACAAATCGGGATCATCGCCAAGTAATGCCTGTTTTTTTATATTCCTGATTCGCTCTAAATCATTGTATAAATTCTGGCCATACAATTTAGTATTATTTTCAATAGTTCCATTAAGAAACTGTCTTAATTCCTGATTTTCCTGCTCTAACTTTTGACGATCGGCTAAAATGGTTTTTCTCTTTTTCTTCTCTTGATAATATTTATCCTTAAATAGATCAGCGGCGTTAATAGGTTCTTCCTCTGCCTGCTGCTCGGATGCTTCTTCTATGGAAGGTTGCTCATCGGTCGCCTCAAGATTGATATTAACTTGATCCTCGCTTAAACCTTCCTGTTCTTCCGGTTTGTTGTTATCAAGTACGCCGGATAAAACTTCATTAATTTTATTATCAAATTCCAATTCCTTCTCTTTCATTTATAATCACCCCTTTTTAAAGTTATTTAACGTCTCTTGGATCATTTACTACCAGAAGAGGTGCATCATCCATTATTGAAAATACCGGTAATTTCTTATAGGTATATCTAATGCCGGCATGCCTTGGAAAAGCTACCCAGTCCCCTATCTTATACCACTCTCCCCATTCCTTGTAGCGTTCACCCGTAAAGGCACACTTACCTATTTTAGCTACATACCCTACCATTTCCTCGTAAACGGATTTACTATTAGGTACATAAAGCGAGCCGACCTTATTAGGCTTTATATATAATCTGATTAGTATTTTGGTCGGATGAGAGATACAATCTTCAAATAATTTTAACTCTTCATTTATATTAAAATTATCATAGTTAATAGCTATCTCTTCTTCCTCAAATAATCCCATTTCCATCATGTTTTTACTCCTTTTCAAAAATTATTCTCTACCTTATCAACAATATTACTCTCTTCTTTTATAGCTTCTTTAATATGACAAAGTATTGCGTCAAAAGCATATCTAAGCCCGCAGTGATACTTATAATCCTCCATAGAAGATAAACCGCCACCGATTAATTTATCTTCTACTACCTCCAGATTATCTTTTATTAAATCTATGGTTTTAATTAAAATATATTCATGATCTTTCATATTATTCTCCTAATCTGTTTCTTAATTTTTCCATCTCAACTCTCGCTTCCAAAAGTGCCATTTCTTTTTCGGCTTTTAGTTTTTCTTTCATTTCTTCAAAGTGAAGCTGACTTTTAAAAATTTCTTTTTCAAGATTTTGATCGGCAATCTCTTTCTTAATGATATTCTCTTCCCGTTTCTGCTCTATTTCCGCAGCAAGTAACTCATTCGGGTCTATAGGTTCGTTATCGACGGTATGTTTGTTTAAGCCCAGTTCTTCTACGGCTCTTGCCGCTTTTAAAGCAATTATATTTTGTACTTCTAGGTTACTTTGATCAATTTGGCTTAAATCAATACCCATAGCCTCTTCCATCTCTAACATGAATTTAAGTGCCATATGCTCCTGTATGTGAGCCTTGGCAGCATCATTATCCTCAAGAGCAGAGTGTACTATAATATGTGCATCGTGATTCTGCTCTATTCCCGCTTTGACGGCTTTTCCCTGCATCATGTTCATATTCTCGGTAATAGGATCGGCAGGCTCTACTTCTTGACCTTTGATAATTAAGTTGTCTATAAGATTCTCATCTAACCCTTGAGCCTGAAATACCATTTTTAATGCCTCTATCGTATTAACTTTATCCGGTAATTGCATTGCTGTTTGGAATATCGCCTCAGCTTTCATTATTCGCTCAATGGTAGAATTAACGGACGGGTCTGATACAGGCACTACCTGCACGCTGTCAACAAAATGTTCTTTGGTAATAATAAACTGCTCGCCGTTAATAAAAAATTCTTCTCTATCAACAACTTCTTTAAAAATATCATCGAGTAACCTTAGTTCTTCCGAGAATGAAACATGTAAGGATTTTAAAACAGAAGATTCAATTTTGTTTTTCTCTTTTAAAAAAGCTATTGCCGTACCAGTCGGGATATCTTCCTTACTATCCATCATGCCGAGTTCCGTAGTAGATAACTGATCCTGCATCTGGGCTATGATTTCCCCGCGTAATTGCATCAGGCTTTGAGAAGGACCGTTTGCAGGCAAAGGAGCAAATAAATCTCTTATGCTTTTTGAGCCTTGGGTATTCATGATTTTCCACTGACCGGCACCAAGTACTATATCCGTTACTTGCTGCTTTGTAGCTCCCTGGTCAATAAAACCGGCAGGCAAATTCTGATAAGTAGCAGCATCAACAGTCTGTCTTAACATATTGGTAACTGCGATGGCATTTGTCCCTGACATCCTTGCCATCCCAAGACCCCATATATCAAAACCGGTGAAAAAATGATAGGCTACAAAATATTTTCTTCTTTTAAATTCCGCGTCTTCTTCCCTCCAGTTGCGTTTGATACTTAATATTTCCTTACTTTCTTTATCAATAGTAACAATATAAGGCTTGGCAACTTCCTTTATTTCTTCAGAAGAATAACCGTCTTCAAAAGTCTCTAAATTCAAATAGATATGACTCTCATATATATCATGCAGGGTTCTTTGTTTATAACTATCAAGATTAATAAGATTATTTATCTTGCCGGAATCGGCTTCTTGATTATTAGAATTATTATTACTATCACCCCCGACAACTTTTAAATAAGGGAGTTCAACGTCTCTATAAATCCCGCTCTTCTGATTAATTAAAACCTCACGGGCAGATAATTTTAAAATATGAGTAAGCCTGCTTGACTCAAGTATAGAAGTGCAATCAATATTAATTAAAAAATCCTCGGGGACAATAAATCTGGATATAGGTTGTTTTAAAATATCGTCGTAATAAACCTTTTTAATAATAGTCCCATAAAAACCTATATAATATAAAGACCTTTCAAAGTCTTTATAATAAGCCGAATCTTTTATGGTTAAAAAGTAATTAAGCCACTGACTCCTTACCTTTCCTATTTCTTCAAGTTCTTCAGTATCTTGTCCGAATATCTTAGCACCGCACGGACCGCTATCGGGTAATAATTCGGCTCTTGAGGTAGCGCAAAAACGAATTAATGCCGTACTAAGTGTAGTATCAAATGTTCTACATGCTTGATCAAAAGGTTGCTTCTCCAAGTCCTCAAGGTTATGTCCTAGATACTTTTTGACCCTGTTATGTATATCAAGCCATGGTTGCCTTACTTTAATATCGTCATCAATAGCATCTAAAATATAAGTCGATATTTTCTCCAGCGTTTCCTCTTTCATTGTAAGAGCAAGGTTAGCATCAAACTTATCATTGTTAAGGTTATCTTCCTCCGGCTTGCCTATTTCATAAACAGATGAGCCGTCTTCTAAATCTTCAACCTTATTAATCTCGGCATTATCTATATCCTGGATCAATTCCGTTGAGTCAAACATATCCGGTAATTCTATTTTTTTTCTTCCTTTCATGTGATATATCTTGGTAAATAAGTTAATTTTTAGTAATAAGCGTCTTTTAGCTCCTGTAAGGTTCTTTTTTGCTTTCTCTCTTTAAACAATCTTTGAAATCTCTCTAGCGGTTCTTCATCAGAGCTAGAGCCCTTTTGTTCTCCCTTAGCATTACTCATCTCGCTACTGCTAAACTTTGGTTTATCCGGAACTTGGTAAGTTAAATTATGCTCCCTCATATAATCGTTAAAAGCTTTCACATGTACTCCAAGCCTGCGAATAACGACCGACTTAAACTCTCCGCTATTTAACAATTTCTGTATACCTTCGGGAGTATATTGTTTTAAAATTAACGCAGATTTTGAATTGTATTTAATTCCTTTCTTATTAGACATATTTTTAATATACCCTTATTGTTTCTTGATATTCTTCCGGTTCTACGTAGTCTTTAGGATGAGAAATCCTATTACCGTCCCTAAGCGTTATTAATGCCTGAGTCATCGTATCGACAAAATCTCTAGAACTAACGTTTGGAAAATAACTAACACTTGTTATAAACTCGTCAGCAAAATCAGCAGGTTTAGATACATCATTCTTCCTGGTAGGTATCCAGACAACTCCGCTCTCAATTAAGCTACTGATTAACCTTACTCTCTGCAATTTATCGCCGTACTTGTTGGGGATAAAAGGACGGGCATATATCCCCATTCTTTTAAGTTCGGACATAAGCGGATCACCCGAAGCTTTCGCTTCTACCACTATTAAATCAGGACTATATCTAGTATTAAAAGACATGGGAGTAACACCGGTATCCCTATAATCATTTGCCAATCTCTTCATCCTTTCCCTAAGATCAGGATACTCCAGTCTATCCCGCCAGCTTGAGAGTAATATGACATTTTCATTATCGTAGTTATCCTTAAATACTCCCCACGTAGTACAGGCAGAATAACTGGACTCATCTTTAGCAGTTAATGCCGTATCCCATGATTGCAGGATATATTCGAGGTGCGGTAATTCGTAAGGATAAAGTCTAAACCAGTGTTTTTTAATTATTCCTCCCTCAAGCGGCGCAGGTCTTTGTTGATACTGCGCAGCATACCCGTAAGAGCCCATTTCTCTCTTAATCTGTTTTACTACTTCAGCGGTATCTCTGTTACTAAGCAACTGTCCTTCTTCCGTTCGGGCGTCATTAAAATCAGATTTAACGCCGCGCTCATATTCCATAGGCAGAATATATTTTAACCACTGATTATCTACGTCGTTCTTTATAATATTCCCTGATATATCATTCTCACTTTGCGATCTTTGTTGTACGACAATCCTTACAACTGTTCTTGCGTCATTAACCCGATTGAACCATTTTTGAGACCACCATATATTTACCGCTTCAAGTCTTGCTTCTGATTCACCGCTCGGGTCATTCGGGTCATCGGTAATTTGTATATCCCCTCCTGATCCGGTAATAAAAGAACCTGCACTCGTTGAAATTCTATATCCCGTCTTATCATTAACAAAATAACTCTTGGAATTTTGGTCTTTCCGTAATTTAAATCTATCTCCCCACCTCTCCTGATACCATTTGCTCTCAATAAGTAACCTACTCTTATAGGCTATCTTCAATGTAAGTGAATTAGCATAAGAGGCACAGATAAACTTTTTTTCGGGGTAGTTAATCCATACCCACGCAGGAAATGCTATCGATATTAAATTAGTTTTTCCTTTGCGAGGCGGTAGATTTATTAATAAACTTTTAATTTTTCCTTTTAAACAATCTTGCAGACTATCAGCTATTTTCTTAAGATACCATTCATCTACAAAAGGAGTTCCTCCCTCTAGTACATGCCAGGATTGCTTAAAAAATTCATAAAGAGAAGCTTCCGCTTGTTCTTTTTTAGAATATAACATTTACTCTTTCTTATTATTTTCTTTCTCTAACGCTAATTTTCGTTCTTCTTTCCACTGGATATAAAGTCTAATTTCTTCCATTTTAGCCTCTATTTCTTCCGGAGTTTCTATGTTAGCAGGCTCTTCTTCTCTCTCTTCCGTAGGCTCTTTCCATCTAGATTGAGTTTTAAGGTAAAAAATCGTGGCAGTAGTATCACCCCCTTTAATTTTCTTCATCAAGTGTCCTGCTACAAAATAATGCCCTTCCGCTCTCCCTTTTTTATAGAGTCCATTTATTCCTTCATCACGTTCTATAAGCTTAAAAAAACCGCTCCTACTTATACCAAGATAATCAGCTATTTGTTGTACAGTTGAAACCTTAGCCATCTGCTGTACCATGTTTTTTTGTTCATCAGTAAGAACAATAAGGGGATGTCCTCTTGGATTTTTTTCCTCTTCTAATAAAACTTTACTTGCCACCTTCCAGTACCGCTTTTAATCCGGTTTCTTTTTCCCACCTCTTTATTATAACATCAACATAAGCCGGAGATAATTCCATCATGTAACAATTACGCTTTGACCTCTCGCAGGCAATTAACGTAGTACCGCTACCGCCAAACGGGTCGTATACACTCTCACCTTGCGCGGAGTTATTAAGTATAGGCCGAAGCATGCACTCCATCGGTTTTTGTGTGCCGTGTCCCCACGTTTCTTCTATATTATGAGAACTATTACCAAATGGATTATTATTCGTAATTTCCCATACGGTAGATTGATCACGTTTGCCCTGCCAGTTATGCTTCTTCCCTTTCCGTACTCCGTACCATAGAGGCTCATGCTGATGATGATAATCACCCCTGCTTAATGCAAACTGCTGCTTTGTCCAGATTATGAGACAAATCAATTCAAAACCGCTATTCTCTATATTCTCTGCAAACTTGTGCGTATATTTAGATGAATGCCAAATATAAGCAATATCACCTGTAAACAGAGAGTAAGCCTCAGACCAATCATATCTATCATCATTTAGTACCTTACCTTTAGAACGCATGCCTACCTGAAGATCAACACCCTCACGCCACTTAGGATCATACTCCACACCGTACGGCGGATCAGTTACCATTAAAATTGGTTTTGCTCCATCCAGTAGTTTTTCAACATGCCGCGGGTTAGTACTATCTCCGCACATTAAACGATGAGACCCAAGCAGGTAAATATCACCTAGCTTGGCAGTAGCTTCTTCTGGGAGTTCTATTTCCTCTTCTTCCCCTATTTCTTCTAATATGGTTTTATCAAATATAGGCGCGAGCATTTCCTTATCCATGCCAAAAGATAATAGCTCCTCCTGATTAAACCGCTCCGTTAGCACATCAAAATCATATTCCCCGAACGCTAGATTATCTCTAATATTTAACCTGTCTATTTCTGCTGGTGTTAGTTTCCTATTTGGCATTAACACCTCAATTTTAGTTTCATCATCATAACCTGCCATATATAAAGCTTTTTTGCGCTGATGTCCGCCGATAATGGTGTAATCGTTATCTACTATTATTCTTTGATGATACCCGTCCTCTTTTATATGAGACGCTAGTTTATCCAGCATTTCCTTCGTTATTTTTCTTGGATTATTGGTATACTCTTTTAATTGCGATAACTTAATGCTCGCCTCCTGCCATGTTATAGTGTCATGATTACTCAGATAGCTCATGTTCTAACTCCTCCATCAACTTGTTTACAAACTTTTTCGGATCTTTTAGTTGAACGTCCCTACTATCGGCAACCACTTGTCTTTTTATCATATTTACTATAGTCTCCAGAATCTTAAGCTTTTCCGAGCTTTCATCTTCTAACAATCTAAATAATATTTCTAAATATTGGCCGTTATCACGCCTTAGGTTAATGACCCACAAAAGCTCATCTTTAAACTCATTGCTAATATTACCTCTTAAATAACGGTCTATTACAACCTCTTCACATTTTCCCTTCATCTGCTACTCCATTTAATTTTGCGTGATACTCATTATAAACTTCTGCAAATTCGGTATCCTTCTCTTTTTCTAACAAAACCAACTGCTTACACCGATTAACATGTATCTCTAAATCATCTATTGACTCCGATAACTGAGCTAAATTTTTAGTAACCAGTTTTATCTGCCTCTCCATTTGAAAAAAAGCTACCTGAAAAGCCTCGTTATACTTAAAATGCTTACAAGAATGCCAATAACAAATTTCAGTTAAACCCCTGTTATCATGATATTGGTCTAACTCATTGTAGATGCCGGTAATATGTCTTTGTATCTCTTGGCTCATTATTATACCCACGGTAATTTATCTTCTTCAAAAGCATCATCAGTTTGTTTATCACCGACCTTTTTATAGTTAATCGGAAACTTTCCGCTTCTCTCGTCCATAAATTCGTTATATCTGGCATGATCAGAGGTAATAATAGTCTTGATCTCATTACGGGGCTTATCGCCTTGATCATTAATGGTAATTTCAGCTACACATATAAGGTTATCAAGATCAGCAAAGCTCTTAATCTGTCTCTGCTTTTCTGCTTCTGGTGATTTATCCTTGGAATGCAAACCGCGAGCAGAGTTAAGAATGGCTTTGATCATACTCCTTCCGATTTCGCCATATTTCTCAGAATTATCGCTATGAAGCCCGATGTTGCTCCATACTTTCCTATTCTCGTACTCTCCACTTAAAACGACAAACTCACAGGCAAGATATACGCAAGTACCGGCTTTACTCTTAGTAGCATAGCCTTCCGGCCACTCTTTTGTAACGTGGTTGCCTTTTTTAAGTAATAACCTGACCTTTGCTATGGTTTTATGCGGTATTAGCTCATAAGACATTTGATCCTCGGCATCGTTAAAGTTATTCCATTTACTCATTGTTTTGCTCCTCAAATATATATTTACGCATTTCATCAGTGGCTACTTCTATACTTTTATTTATCCATTTTTTAGCCTCTTCTTCTCTATTATTTTCTTTAAAAGTGAAATGATATATTTGACCCAAAGAACCATAAAGCAGTCTTATAATAAGATCACTAGGTAGATCACGATTACATGTCAAAAGTCCCTCTTCACTTGATAAGATAACTGTATTTTTTAAATCATATTCGTTAGTTAATTCCTCTAAAGTTGTTCGCATTTTTTCTAATGCTTTAACTGTTAATTTTTTATTGTTTGTATTTATACTCATCTATTTGCTCCTTGTTTTATTATTAAACTAACTGCTGATTTATAATTGCTTCTCCTAAAAACTCAGGAATCAAAGGTACAACGCTATTACCGAGTGCCATAAGGCGCTCTCTACGACTTCCTCCCTCCGTCCAGCTAATAGGATAGCCCATAAGCCATTCTACCCAATCGGGATTTAATCTCTCATCTTTTAATCTTGGTACTTCTAAAGGCTCTTTCCCCCATTGCTTAATTCCTCTGCTGCAATAGTACATGCCAATCTGCTCTTGTGTGCATATTGGGCTAATTTCTTCAAATCCCCTACATCTTTGTAATCCCTGCTGGTCGGGGTCGGGAAGAACCTTACATATCTGGCTAATCCTAGACTCCCCGATATTCCATTCCTGTTGTATTTCCGAATGTTGCCGGTTTTCGTTATCAGGTAAGTATCCTCTTTGCTTATTATATGCCCTACTGCCCCATCGCTTGCAGTCGGGGTCGGGAGCATTTTTACAACCGTCTCCAAGTGCGGACTCTGCCTCCTTCTTTCCGACGGACAATCCGACTTTGCCGATGCAAGAGGTGTGGGCAATAATCCAGATTCTATCCCGTCTGTGAGGTGCACCAAAGGCGGAAGCCGGTATGCAATGCCACTCCGCATCATACCCGATCGCCCATAAATCTTGCAGGACGTTGATAAGTCCTTTACTGCGAAGATTTGCCACGTTTTCGATAATTGCATATTTGGGTCTGATTTCATTGATTAACCTCGCAAATTCTTTCCATAGTCCCGAGCGTTTAGCCTCTATTCCTTTCTGCTTGCCTGCTACCGATATATCCTGACACGGAAATCCTCCTGCAATTACGTCAATTGTTGGGAGCGTTTTTAAGTCTTCCTTATGTATGGTAGTAATATCAGGAAATATCGGTACGGACGGCCAGTGTTTTTTTAATATTTTCCGGCAAAATGGATTAATCTCACAAAAGGCAACCGTCTGCATGCTTGCAGCTTCCAAGCCTACTGAAAAACCGCCTACGCCTGAGAAAATATCAAATACATTCATTTTTCCTCCTTATTCCTTTTTGCTTCTTCAAGTATTTCGCTTAAAACCATCGGTTTGTAATTTGCTCTAAATTACTGATCTCTCAATATCTTTTCAGGACTTAGAACTATCGGGTCTTTGTGAAAATTCTTATATTCAGGATGAGGATTACTAGGTGATAATTCCAATGTTAAACCTGTCTCTAAAATAACTCTCTCAAGTTCGTCTATATGCCCCGGAGCTGTTAGTCGCTCAATCAGGAAAGGTACGGTTTCTATAATCACCTTGCCCGGTATTTCAATAATTTTTAGCATGGGATTGTTTAGCATGTTGGTCAGATTACTGGTTATGATGAGGGATTTGAATTTTAACCAATTTTGCTTCTCGGGTCTTGGTTTGGGGGTTATATCAACTTGTGCATTATCGTTACTCGGGTGTTCCTGCTCCTTAGCCTTAGAGGCAAGCCTCAATCCCGTAATTTTAACGTTTTGGCCATAAACCGACTTAATAGCTTTGGGGATTTTATCTTTTTCAACATCGCTTAAAAGCGTATCCCCTGTGTAAATACCGACCTTATCAGGCTCAAGTTCCTTAAATATGCAACCATCCTGTATTTGACCTGCTCGCTCTTCTCCTAAAGCCTTCCATAGAGCTTGAGAGAGTAGCATTTTTCTTGTTTGTTCATCCGCAAGTAGCGTAATATCGTCTTGTTTCATTCTTGGGGTTTCCTTTGCTGGTTGAAGCCTGTCACAATTTGTAACAGACCGGTTTGGTTTATTTTGATTTTCTGATACAAGAGCAACTTGCTCCAGCTGCGTAAGCAAGCAAGGAGCAAAAGTTGCGTGCTTTTGTTGGATAGGGTCGCGTGCGCGCGTATTAGTATCCGTTTCTAAGATACTAGACTTATACGAAGATAAACCCCCTTTAGCGTAGCTAAGGGGTTTATCTTCTACTACTGTTTCTACTGAGTTTCTATGTTCCTGCAAACCTTGAGAAGAAGCTGGGTTAGCGATATGTATGGCGGACAAATTTGTCGGGGATACCAGACATTTTTGACTTGTATGCAAGTCATTTTTGTCAGAGGTTTTAACTAATTTTATTGCACTTTTTCTATAAAATTCTTTTGGATTTTTTAAAATTTCTAATGAATCTTTAGTACGTTTTGCAGAGTAGACAAAATGATATTCTTTTTCTTTATAATTATATGAAGTGTGCGATGTTATCTCGTATAAATCAGCTAATTGAGCTAAAAACCTACTACGCTGTCTTGCTCCTTGTTTACATTTTGATTGAAGAAATTTACTATTAAAAATAACTTCATCAGGATTCTTTGAAAAAAGAAATTCTATAGCTGCGATAAATGTAATAGCTTCACATGCTATTGTCTTTGATGGATCACAAGCTCTTTTTATATCAAGCCATTTATCATAACACGTATTATAAATATCCTTTTCACTAAGATTCTTTTTCTGAAAATCTACGTAGGATACATTAGAGGCAGCTTTCATGCTCTACCTCCACTTAACAAAGTTAGATTTAGTACATTATTAGCTGTATAACCAGATGGTGAAATCTCATCTGTAAAACTTCTTTTAATTAATCCAAGATTTTCTAGAAGAACAAACTTCTTTCTTATGTTTTCATTGGAACATTTATATTTTTTAGTAAAATATGAATAACTGGTTTTAAAAATAGATTGTTTATTTTTTTTTAAATTATCTTTTATATCCAAGTACAACTCAATGGCCAGATAATCTCGTCTCTGACTTGGGGTAAGTATGATTTTATATAATCTCTCTTTCTCCTTACTCATCCTTTCCCTCTTCTAAAATTAAATTCAACAATGTATTTAGATCATCCCAGAAAACGCCGTGGAGTAGTGCTTGGTCTCCTGCTTTAGTCATTCTTCTTAATCTCTCGGCTATCGTTTTAATGTCTGCACTATTGACTCCTACCTCTAGAATTAAGTTAAGCAAAGTCTTTAAATCTTGCCAAAACATTGCCTCCATGGGCATCTCTTCAGTTTGCCTTAAAACCATCCTCATTCTTGAAGCTACTACCTTGATCTCTTGTGCTTTATTCATATTCCTTAGTTGTTTTGTTTATTTAGGTTAATTCCCCGCCTTGCTGCGTAAATTTGTAAGGCTTCCTTTATTACTCGAATTCGTGTATGTTCAGCTCTTGATGCTAGTAATTGGCGGATTTTAGAGAGAATGTAGAAAAAGAGAGAGGTCATAAAATAGATAATTTTTAATTATTTACTGAGTATAAAGTATCTTGGTATTTTACAATGATAACAATGTGTCGCTGTCTTCTATCATCTGAGTCTTTTTCGATGTTAATTATCTTGTAAAAAACTAAAATTCTTAGTATTTGATATCTTGTGGATTCACTAATATTAGGCCACCACAATACTAAATCACTGTCACGTACTATGCCTTCATCACTTTTTAAATTGATTATTAATTCTTGGAATGCCCATAAATAGATAGGTTTTCTTACTCCTAAATTTCTTAGCCTTGGATATAAAACAGTTGTATCGCACAATAACTTTTTGTGTGTCATAAAAATTTTATAAATAAAACTTATAAATATTAACTGTAGAAAAATATTTAACCAAACAGAATTACCTGTAATATTTACAGGTAAAATAGGTAAAAAATGAGGTTGAGTTATGATAGATTATTTTTTAATTGCTATCTTTTTTGGATATTTAATAAAAGAAATATTTAAGAGTTTTAATAAAAATGAAACTATCAATAGTTACGCTATTGGTAACAGGGTATTTTCTACTTTCGCTCTAGGATCTACTATTACTGCAACTTGGGTTAGTGGTAGTGGATTTATCCTTGATTTAGAAGAGTTTAATCGAGATGGGATGAAATACTTTTTAGCCTCTATAGGTATGTGTCTCAATCTAACTATAATGGCTATATGGCTAGTTCCTAGAATGGAAGCATTTTTAGGAAAAACATCAGTATCCTCAATAATGAATCAACATTATGGAGAAATTATCAGAAACATTACTACTATACTTGGTGTTATAACAACATGTGGTGGTATAGCTATTCAATTTAAAATCATGGGCAATGTGATTAATTATCTATTCCCGGATTTATCTTTATATACAAGTATATTTTTAGGAGGAGCATTCACCACTCTTTATACTTGTAGCGGTGGTATACGGGCAGTAGTAAGAACTGATATAGTTCAAGCAATATGTTTTTCTGTCGCATTAATTATAGCTATTGTAACTTTTGATACAATGGACAATATACTAGATATAGCACAAAATATATCTGAAGAATCTGTAGAACGATTTAAGTTTAAAAGTTTGTTAAAAATAACTAGTAGTGAACTTTTAGATTTAATTTTACTGACTGGATATTTTTTAATACCAGGATTAAAACCACAAGTAATCCAGCGTGTATCAATGGGAAAAGATTTAGAACAAGTAAAAAAATCTTATTTTTACTCTTCTATATGTCTATTTATTGTTTTATGTTTATCTTGTTACGTCAGTTATTTGATTTTCTTAAAAAATCCTGAAATAACAGGTAAGCAAATTTTACCGTTTTTGTTAAATATGTATTCTATACCCGGAACAAAAGCTATATTGATTATAGGAATCATCGCTATGTGTATGTCTACAGCCGACTCTAACTTAAATATTTCCTCAATTTTAATAGCAAATGATTTTTTTATATTTAGTAAAAAAAATTCTTTGCAAAAAGTATTATTAGCCCGTTATATAACTTTATTTATAGGTTTAATCTCTATTATTTGGGGATTTAAAGAAGATAGTTTGTTTAAATTTATATTGTTAAGTGCTAGTTTTTATTTACCAATTATTAGCGTACCGTTACTGGGGATAATTTTTCAATGGACAACAACTTCAAGAGTCTGTTTGTTCACTATTATTACATGTTTTTGCTTTGTAATAATATTTAGATTTATAGTCCCTATTGATACTGATATCAATTTCATAGGAATGATATTGAATGCTATTTTATTAATCACTGGACACTACATTGTAGAAAAATGGGAATTGTTAAAATGCTTCGGTATTAAAAGTAAGTTAAAAAAAACTATGGCATAAAAATCAATAAGTAAAAAATATATCATAATTTTAACTGCACTTAGTTGTAATATGTCAGCTATTGAGCTTTGATTGATTATCACAATTAATTATCTGTCCATATGGAAGTAAAAGAAGAACGAAGCCTTACAAGAGAGCAAAAAGAAGCCATAGGATTACTATCTATAGGCACATTTTTGGAGTACTTCGACCTTATGTTGTTTGTTCATATGGCAGTAATTCTTAATGAATTATTTTTTCCTGAACATGACCCTTACGTATCTTCTTTACTTGCTTCCTTTGCTTTCTTTTCAACTTATTTAATGCGTCCTGTCGGTGCATTTATATTTGGCTATATAGGGGACAATATTGGAAGAAAATACACTGTTATAATAACAACATTTTTAATGGCTTTATCTTCTTTAACCATGTTTTTTCTTCCTACATATGCACAAATAGGTATTACAGCTTCTTGGTTAGTTACAATATGTAGAATGGTTCAAGGCATGTCATCTATGGGAGAAATTATAGGAGCTGTGTTATACTTAACAGAATCAATAAAAGAACCTAAAAATTACGTACCCGTAGCTTTGATAAGAGTATTACCGGCATTATCAACTTTTACTGCTTTAGGTGTAGGGGTAATTTCTGTTAAGTATGGTTTAAACTGGAGATTTGCTTTTCTCATAGGTGCTTTAGTAGCACTTGTTGGATCTGTAGCTAGATCAGCTCTTAGAGAAACTCCAGATTTTGTAGATGCTAAAAAACGATTAATAACAGGAAAAACTACAATAAAATTACAAAAAATTGATAAAAAATTAGCTTTTTCTTATTTTTTTCTCGAATGTACATGGCCTTTATGGGTTTATATAGTATATATATATTGTGCTAACGCTTTAAAAAATGATTTCGGTTTTTCTAGTTCTGAAATTATAGAACATAATTTACAAATTTCTTTAGCGGGTTTGCTAAGTTGTCTAATAATCATCTATTTTGCAAAAAAAATCCATCCTATACAAATAATGAAATTCACAATTAATATATTCATTATATTTTTTCCGCTTATAATTTATTTCCTAGCTAATAATTACACCATTACTAATATAGTAATCTTACAATACTTTATGATAATATTTCACCCAACAACTGTACCGGGAGATCCTATTATTTTTAAGCATTTTCCAGTATTAAAAAGATTTTTTGCCACTTCAATGTTGTATGCTATATCAAGAATTGTAATATATTTTATTACTTCATTTGGTACATTATATTTTACACTATGGTTTGGTATATATGGTTTGTTAATTATAATAACACCTATAGTTATATGTTATCTGTACGGTCTTAATACTTTTGTTCAATTAGAGCAGGAAGTTGGTAATTATCCAAAGAAAACTTCATGGAATATAGTTTATTTAAATAATTAACACTTTCAGGAGAAAGAATTTTTACTGATAAAATATTAAGTAATTTTTCTAAATTTATATCCTCACTAAAAGGTATTATGACAGTTGCAGTTTCTAAAGCAATTTTCTGTTTTTTACTATCAGACATTGAATCTAAAGTTTCCATATTATGTAACCTATCAATAAATTTAATCAATAGTACTTCTTTGTCTTTGTGCTTATAAGCATTTTCTAAAATTTCCTCCACACTTAATTTAGTACCATCTGGTCTATCACGAGTAAGTCTGTCAACCATCTCAGCTATTCTTTGCCCAAAATTATCAAGTATCATTTCTGCGGTTACTGGCGTATCCTCAATAATATCGTGCAGTATACTAGCTACTATTACGTCGGTTTTTAGCTTATGTTCAGAAATCATATAAGCAACTTCTAGAGGATGGGTGTAATAAGCCTCACCACTCTTTCTTTTCTGATCACCATGATACTTTTTAGCCCAATAAATAGCCTTATTTATTAACTCTAAATCCAGTACATTTTTAGTATCTAAAGACTTCAGTTTTTCTATTAATCTGATTGAATATTGACAAGGTTCAGAATAATCCATAATTAAGATTTAATTAATAATATTGTTTTACAATAACTTCTAACTAATTCTAGTTTAAATTATTTTTTTGGATTTACCAAAAGGTTTTTTTATATACATTATGGGTTTTCTATCTATAATGCAAAATTTGATTTTTGAAAGTAAGGCAATAAATGGAATTGTATTTACATTTAGTCAGAACAGTACTTGCGGTAATGGTATCTCTAGGCCAAGTAGAATATCGCATGCATGACAATTTTGTAGGTATTTATAGAGATGGAATATTATTTGTCAAAGTACAAGAAGAAGAACTCTATCTCTTAAATGATCAAGGTACGTTTGTTAAAGTTGATAATAAGGAACATGATATTCAGGATAAATTGAAAAATGCTTATAACATCGCTTTAATAGTGACATAATTGGTTTTAACTTTAATCTAAAAAACCTAGTAGAATTAAGCTTTGTTTGGTGTTATGGTGAGTGGGAACAATCTTTTAAGTTAGTGATATATGGCTATATTGAATACACATGCAGTAGTAAAAAAGTTCACGCAACACGGCTTTACAGAAGAGCATGCCGAGCTAATTGTAGATGCTATCAATAATCAAAGCGATCAATTAGCTACTAAAAACGATCTAGCTATGCTTAAAACTGAGATAAAAGGCGACCTAAACGAGTTAAAAGCTGAACTAAAAGCCGATATAACTGAGGTAAAGGTCGAGTTAAAAGCTGATATATCTTTGCTCAAAGAAGAAATGAAAGAAGTTAAGATTGACTTGTTGAAATGGTTTATACCCCTTATTTTAACTGTTTTAATAAGCAACATCGCTATTTTAATTGCACTCTTTAAATAATTTGTAGTTTATTAAATATCTCTGTAACGATCACTTTTTTGTTTGTGAAATTTAAAAATCATGTTACATTAAAAATCCCATGATTTGGTTAGATGACTTTTTAGGTAAGGCAATTATTCCATATTTGCCTTACCTTTTGCTAACAAATTTTCAACAGCAATTGATAACATCTGAAAACCGTCGGTAGTTCTGTTTTTTAAATCATATGCTACCTCCTCTATTCCACCTATTATCTTAGATTTTATTGTGTTTTCTTTGGGAATATTAGCTTTTATGCGGAAATTATCATTGCCAGTTTTTACGCTATCGCGCATCTCAAAACGCAGGCATTTACCGAAATACGCCATAAATTGAGCCTTTGAGCAAAACCTGTTATCTAGCCTTTTTGACATATCAAGGAGTATTTCGTTCATCGTATTTAAGGTAAAACCACGCCCTGAAAGGCTTTGTAATTTGCTTCCATCCTCCTTGTTTAATGGGTAATGGTGCTTTAGGTCTTGCGGCTCTTTGTATTGGTTAAAACGATAAATTCTTGCCTTTGCCTGTGCCATAGTAGGCTTTTTCCGCTTATTAGAGGGTTTTTTTTTGAGTTTATGGGGGGGGGTAGGTGAAAATTCTCTAATTTTAGGCTCTGTATTTTCCTCTAGTTTACTACTTTCAGAATTTTGTAAAAAATTAGATTCTAGATCTATATCTTCAATATTATTATTTTCTTTATATATATAGAGATGGTCGTTTTGTTGAGCAGAAAATTGCTCGATAGAATGCTCCAAGTAACCTATATTTTCTAGCTTTGTAAGTTTATAAGAAAACTCATAACTAAACCGATATTTTTTACCATTATAAGTAATAGAATTATGGTAGGTAATATCTAGGACAGATTCTAACTGTTTTATGATATTCTGATTTTGCCTTCTTTTGCATAAGGTAATTGAGGATATATACTTATGATTAAAGAATACACGCTTGCCTTTTTTTAAGCTCTGTATAACTGGGGCAAGAATAGCTTGTGCATCTTTGCTTAAATATTTTGCTTTTTGGCGAATAGCTTTGTTGTTAGCTCTTTTGATTTTATCCCAATCAATATACGTTTTACGATAGTGGGCTTTTTCTTTCTCAAAAGAATAGAGTTTACACAGCTGGTCTGGGTATGATTCCGTAAAGGTTAATTTTTGCTCTTGTTGTTTTGCCATATTCTCTAAAAATTTTAATAATTTCTAATTTTTTAGAAAAAGTGCCTTGACGAAGAGACAATATACCCTTATACTCCAAATTGTTATATGTGGAGTTTAGGGTGCTTTCTCTTGTGGGTTGGCACTCTTTCTTTTTTTCGTTATTGTTTCTGATGTTTAATTCTTATTTCCTACAAATTCTCTTCCTAACCTCCTAATTTTTACTTACATAACAAACAAGGATATTAACTATTTTATTAAAATCAAGATTTTTATTGAAATTAAAAAAGAAAGTGATATTTTGGAATAAAATAATTTAAAAATAATTATATAAATTTTTTACTACCTAAGATTAATGAATAAAAGTAATGAATAGAATGTATACACAAGAGGAATTTATTGAGGCTATCAATGATTACAGTGAATTTTCTCCTAAACAAAAAGTAATATTAATACTTTTGTTAAAAGTGGCTATTAATAATGCTGCTAAAGTAACTATTAATTATATCCATCAGGAAACCAAAATTACCAAAGCTACTATTTCGAGTACTTTATCATTTTTAAGCAAGAAAGGCTTCATTGTTGTAAAAGAACAAAAAGGAAACAGATTCACTGGTTGTGAAATAGTTTCAAGTAAGCTGCATGAAATACTAATGCATTATCATATTAAAAAATAATTTTAAAATAAATAAAAAATAATTGACTTTATTATTTTATCCCTCTATACTCATCTCATAAGGCATAAAAAAACGCCTTAAGTTACTAGCTTAAGACGTTTTAAGAACCTTATATGTCGTAAGAATTTTTTGTTTGAGAAACCAGCAATTCTTACTTTTAATCACTTTATCCATCAATGGAGGATATATGAAAAATATCTTAACGCTACCATTATGTCAAGATAGAAATTCTTACAAAAAAAATCACGAAAATATCAATAATCGAATCAGTTATGGTATAATTGATAGAAGCTATCAGTTATCGGAATCTACCATGCCAAGCTTAGAAGAAATCAGCGTTACAAAGGCTAAGGAAGCGTTAAGAAAAATGCTACTGCCTTCAAAAGAAGCCGTGCAGGTATTTTCCAATCTTGAGCAAGCAAGAGCAGCAGTAAAAATCTTTAATGAGCGTAAACCTAAAGAGCAATTGCCAGCTAACATAACTGAAACTCCTAAGTTTCATGAGGCAAAAAGTGAACCTGTAGAATTATCTGCTTCTGCTAAAGAAACATTTGCTAGAATCGGCGAAAGAGCAAGAGAAGCATTTATAGAGGAGCAGATAGAGAGGGCTACCCTTTATAATATCCCTTATGAAACCTACGGTGATAATTATTACCAATTAATGATTGATATTGATAAATATGAGTATTTACTCGGGCAGGCAAAGGATTACTGCGTTGACTGGGATACTAACGAATATGACCTGCTAGCATTAGAGCAGGCAATAGAAGAAGCAGAACATAATGCTTACACGGCCGATCAGGAATTACGCTCTTACTTTTCGCTAACTAGAGGAGTGGAGGTATAAAATGACATTAATTAAAGATCGTTTTATCTCACGTGAAGAAATATCAAATTTACTCTGGGGTATGGTTGGTGATATTTCCACGCACAGCTTGTCAATGTGGTTAAAATCGAAAACTGACAATGAATTTGTAGTTGTACCAAGAGAGTTTGTTTATATGACGGTGTTATTTTTTGAAGTAAATGCAGAAAAGTATAAAAACAGGTTACCTCATTCAGAGGAAATGTTGAAGGACTTAGCAACTATAAGGAATTATTTATAAAAACATACAAAGTTATAAAGCTATAAAATAAAGGTATAAAGAAATAAAGTTATTAGTATGGAAAATAAGCAAAAATGGTTAAGGGAACGCAAGAATTATCTGGGAGGAAGTGATCTGGGTGCTATAGCAGGACTTAATCCATACCGCACGGCTCTTGACGTATATTTGGACAAAACCAGCGATGACATTAGGTGCGAGACTAGCCCTGCAATGAGGTGGGGTAATCTTTTAGAGGATGTTGTTGCAAAGGCTTATGCAGAAGATACTGGCTACGCTATAACTATGTCGCCACCTACCATATATCACCATGAGTATAAGTTTTTAGGAGCTAATATTGATGGGTGGGTGTCTGAACTCAGAGAAGGTAGAGAAAAAACAAAACATATTCTAGAGTGCAAAACAGCTGGCTTTAATAAGGGCAAAGAATGGGGAGAGGTTGGGACTGACCAGATCCCCGAGTCCTATCTTATCCAGTGTGCATATTATGCAAGTATATGCGATGTACCAAAGGTTGATATAGCAGTGCTAATTGCAGGACAGGATTTTAGAATTTATACTTATAACAGAAATAAGGATTTAGAGGATAAAATTATTAAAATTGGCGTTAATTTTTGGCATAACCATATAGAAAAAAGGATACCGCCTAAATGTGTAAATACTAGGGATACGTTTAATTTGTTTCCCGAGTCGCATCATCACGAAATAGTAGCGGAAGATAATATTTTAGAAAAGTGGGAAGAGCTTAAGGCAGCTAGAGAAGAGGAAAGTAGGATACAGACTACTATTGAAAAGTTAAAAGTTGAAATTCAAGAGTTTATGCGGGATTATGATGTACTAATGGATGTTAATGGCAATGTGATAGCTACATGGAAGAATACAGCTCCGAAGTCTCTTGTTAACGTTAATAAATTAAAGGAAATGTTTAAGGACGCATACGAACAATGTCTAAACACTGGTAAGCAATCAAGAATGTTTTTAATTAAATGAGAAAGTATCCGCTACCGACTAAGGAAGAAGCAGAAGAACTTAGAAGATTAAGGCAAGAGGCAGGTATGACCATCCCTCAAGTGGCCGAAGCTTTACATACTAATCAAGCAAGGATTAGCGAGTATGAAAACTGCAAAAGAGGGACTAATCCTGATTTGATAGAAAAATTAAAAAAACGCTACAAATTAATCATACAATATAATGCGTAGAGGGGATTAAACATGAATATAATAGAAGCCGTAAAAGAAGTGTTGAATTTGTATAGAAATTTTAACAAGAAAATAGAAGAGGAGGAAATAGAAAAAAATGAGTAACATAACAGCAATAAATACCAGCAATGAAATTGACCAGCATATATGGTCAGCACTAAAAAACAGCTTATATACTGGTGCAAGAGATGAAAGTATAAAAATGGTTCTTGAATATTGTAAAGCGGCAAAATTAGACCCTATGCAAAAACCAGTACATATTGTCCCAATGAGCGTAAGAAATGCCGTTACAGGCAAATACGAGTACAAGGATGTGGTTATGGCAGGTGTTGGCTTATATAGAATACAGGCGGCACGTAGTAATCAATATGCGGGTGTAAGCGAGCCTGAATTTGGCGAAGATGTAACATGTAATTTAGGCGGGGTAGAGATTACCTATCCAAAATGGTGTAAGGTAACAGTTAAAAAACTGGTAAATAATACTATTGTTGAATTTACTGCTAAAGAATATTGGTTAGAAAACTATGCTTCTAAAAAAGATACAGCTACACCTAATACTATGTGGCAAAAAAGACCATATGGACAGCTTGCCAAATGTTCTGAGGCACAAGCCTTGCGTAAAGCTTTTCCTGAAATAGTCAGCCAGCATCCGACTGCTGAAGAAATGGAAGGCAAGCATTTTAATGAGTTTGAAATGGAAGTGAAAAATATAACACCAAAATCTCAAAGTATAAGTAGCAAGCTTGATTCTGTATTATCTCATCAGGCAGAGGAGATCAAAGACCTAGAGCCGAGCGAAACACTTTTAGAGTTGCTAGAACTTATAAAATTGCATAATGTATCAAGCGAGATAATAAACAAGTGGTGTAGCAAAGCAGGTGTTGAGAGTATTGCCGATTTAGGGGAAGAGAGGCAACTAGCTTGTATAGAGTATATTAATAAGCAATATAATTATTCGCAAGATATGGAAGAAGCTGCTTAAAAATAAATTTTGTTAAATTAAAAAACTCAAATGACTGAAATAAAACCTAATAAAGACAAAAAGCTACAGAATAAGAGTGGAGTTAATCCGACCAAGACTAAGAAAGAAAGGATAGAACCACCAAGAAAACAGATGTTATCCTTTGAGCTTTATCTTAAAGTACTAAGACACTTGCAAGAGAAGTATCCCAAATGTTTTAGTAAGCCCCCAAAACCTTTAGCAATCGGTATTTTAAAGGACGTATTAGCTGAGCGCCAAGCGCTTGAGATTACAAGAGGACAGTTACAGCAATTTTTTAAAAGATATTGTTGGAAAGACCAATATAAACAGGCACTTGTCGTTGGAGCAGAAAGAGTGGACTTAGAAGGTAATCTAAGAAGCACTGTTATCGAGAAAGAAGTTGCTTTTTTGAAAGTACAGGAGGCAACTAGCAAAAATAGCAAATGATGCAAAAAAGTTCGATGTTTCTCTTATTGTTCTCTGTAACTTTAATCGGTTGTAATACAAAACAACTAGAAATAAAAAATACCGATTTAAACGATAAAGTTAAAGCCTGTGGGGGTGGTATCGGTCTTTCAGAGTCTCTTAATACTCATCTAACAAATCTTCACGTAGCTGTTCCAACTAATGCCAAACTAGGTGTTGGATTTAATGAGAAGATTGAGCTACTCTTACTTGCTGAATTATCAGAATTACCAGAAAAGGACAGGTTAAAAGCCGTAGAAGATTACCATAGATGTATCCAAAATCTTCGGTTGACTCACGGGGAGACTAAAAAGCATAAATAGGCTTGTGGTTTTGATTCATTGAGTTTGGCCTAAAATATTTTCTATTTAAAATAATTATAACACACTGTGTTCTAATTTTGATTTTCTCGTGTTTTTTTAGGTTCAATTTTAAAGGGTTATATGTTAGACAATTAGTTTAACATTTTAAAATATGCACTAATATATAGTTTTGGAATATGATAATAAAGAAAGTAGCTCTTGTTTTAGCAACTTTACTTCTAGCTAATACGGCTTGGGCAGATAATTATTCAAAAGAACAAAACACTAATTTCATCGTTACTCCCTCTGTAGCTTACAGATATGATGTGTTTAAATATTCTATATCTTCCAATCGTTTTTTAGACAAAAAAATATCAGAACTTGTTTGGAAAAATCGTATCCTACAACCTAGTATTAAAATAGAAGTAGAACCTAAAGTAAACCAATTTACTATTTTAGGACAGGTTAAATATGGTCATATCTTAAAAAATCAAAGTAAATCTTGGGATCATGATTGGGATCATACAAGAGATATAACAGGTAGTGTTATATCAAAACTAATATCAACTACTAAATCTCAAGCTACCGGTAATATTCTTGATTTATCAGGAGCTGTTGGGTATTCGCTAAATTTTTTCAATAACAATTTGCTCACTTTTTATATTGGTTATGATTACTCTGATTATAGAAATAAAAATTATGGTGATAAACAATTAGCTTACAAAACAAACTTCTTATCTCCTATAGATGAACTATTTCAAAAATATAATTTTAAAACACAATCTCCATGGCTTGGTTTATCGGTTAACGCTCCTATAACCAATAGATTTCAAGTTGTTCCAACAATAAAATTCTATTCTTTTAAACATATTGGAAAAGGTTATTGGTTGCACCGAGGTGATTTAAAACAAGATCCTAGTTTAAAAAACACTGCTAATGGAAAGGGGATAGGTTTTGACCTAGATTTTATCTATAAATATACCAATAATTTAGACTTTACGCTCAACCTAGAGACTAAAAGCTTTAAAATGAAAAAAGGAAAACAAAAAATGTTTCTTAATTCTCTTGCCTTTGGCGGTGAAGGAGTTACTACTAAAGAATTAATTGATTTAAGCTTAAGGTCTTCTTCAATTAATGTTGGTCTTAAGTATAAACTGTAGTGATTTATAGATGTGTCTTTTTAGAAACAGTTAACCAATTTTTCATCTAGAGTTATTAATAATTCTATTTTTTATAACCATTGGTTTTATATACACTTGAGATTGAAGTATTAATATTTTTATAAATAAAATTAAGATAGGTAATATCATGAAGCGTTATGAATCAAATTACAATCCTGCTGTTAAAGATATAAGCGATTATATACATGATCGAGCAAATGATGGTCGTATTCATCCAGATATGGTCGCTAAAATAACCAATGTACTTGAAGGGGTAGAGGTCATGGACAACCTTATTACTCAAAAAGACCAGGTTATAGTACAGAAAGATAATGTTATAAACCAAAAAACAGTTGAGGTACAAAACAAAAATAGCCTTTTAGTACAAAAGGAACAGTTATTAGGTCAGAAAGATAACCAATTAAATCAATTTCAACAGATTATTACAACTAAAACAGTTGAGCTTCAAAGCAAAGAGAATCTTTTAGCCCAAAAAGACCAAATACTTGTTCAAAAAGAGCAAAAAGTAGGAGAGTTACAAAAAACTGTTTTTGCAGATAGCTTGCATAAGTTATATCCTGATTCTTATTCTGCAAAAGTTGAGGAATGGCCTGATACGCTTCCAATGAAGAAGCATGTCGTTAATAATAATGTGTACGTAATGGAAAAAAATACTGCCATTTACAAGCCATTGATAGAGGAGAAAGAAAAAGAAACCATAAAGAAAAAATTTGTTAAAAGTTTAAATGAATTATATCCTGATAGTTATTCAACCGATCCTAACGAATGGTTTTATAAGGACGGAAGAGGTCCTCTTCCGATGAAAGTTCATTATGATACTAATAATATTCAAGTAATGGTAAAGAATATTCTGTATTACAAATCAGAAATAAAGAAAAATAAAAATAAAGAGCTAGAAGAAGCTAAAAAGTTAAAAGAAGAGAACCTAGAAAAAGACCAGTTATTAGTTCAGAAAGACCAATTACTTTTAGCTAAAGAATTGGAAAATCAAAAATTATTAATTCAGAAAGAAGAGGAAGTACACAATAAAAGTCTTGCTAAAAATCAGGTTATTGGTGAACTACAAGAGGATATTGGTTTAAAAGAGAAAGATGCTTTAAACTTAAAAATTGAATCTTTAATGAAACAGGTAGAATTTCACAAGAAGGAATCAGAGTTTAAAGATAAAGCTTTAGAGGATGCATTAAAAATCGGAAAGCAAAATAAAATTATTAGTAAGTTAAAAGAAAAAGAACTAGCCGATGCTCATGTTATTAATGAGTTACAAGGAAAATTATTAGCTTTCAAAGATTTAAGTAAACACGATGAGACGTTACAACTTGAATTAAGTGTAATCCATTTTAAAGTTGAAGAAAGTATTTCAAAGGGTAATATAGATGAAATGAAAGAACTTTCAAAATACTTGAGTGAGTTGATGAAAAACCCTATTGAAAAAGACGAATCTTTGGACATTTCAGAATTATTAAATAATTTAAGTCCTGTTGTTCATGGCGAAGAAAACCATATACAAAATCCTTTAGCCGTTATTAATAATTTTGATATTAATCATATTAATACTACCCATTCTGTCTACCCAAGTGGAGAAGTCTCGGAGTCTTATGAAATCATTTAAGCAAAAAGTTTAAATCAGATTGCTAATAAATTTATACCCCTCGTAGCTTATTTTGCTACGAGGAATATTATTATTTTAAGAGAAATGGATATTATTATGAAGAAAAAGATCGAAGAAAAAGAGTTAGAAATTTTAAAAATTAAAGAAAAAATAAAAGCTGTAGAAGAAGAATTTGAAATAGAAAAAGCAGAAATAGAAAAAAAGTATGATCTTTTAATAATGGAAAAAGAAAAAGAGACAGAAAATTTAAAAGCTTCGATATTAAAACACGAACAAGAACAGACCGAAAAATTACAGGTTAAGAAAGAATTTATAACAAAAGTAGGCAAAGAGCTGGACATAGGTGGGTTTGAAAGTGAGATAGAATTAATGTATCTTGATGATCCTGCATATCAAACTATACTAAGAGTTAGCGGAGTAGATACCGACCATATAAATGAGCCTGAGTATCGGTCATTTTTAGAATCTAAGGGAGTAAATTTTATAACGGAAGATGTGTCAAAGGAAAGAATAGAAGTACGAAAATTAAAGCAAGAACAACATACGCAAGAACAAGCCAAAAATTTAGGGGAGTTTATAACAGAAGTAAAAGAGATAGAATTAATATATATCAATAATCCTGCATATCGAAATTATCTAGTATCAGAGGGAATAGATCCCGAACTTATAATAAATGAACCTGAATATCGATCATTTTTAGAATCTAAGGGAATAAAGTTTTTAACGGAAGATATGTCGAATGAAAAATGCTTAAATTCCACAGAAGTAGCAAAAGAGCTAAACTTGAGTAAGTTTAATAATGAGATAGAATTAACACATCTTGATCTTTTTGAATATAAACTGGCTCTAAAATTACAAGGAGTAGATATCGACCGTATAAATGAACCTGAATATCGGGCATTTCTAGAATCTAAAGGAGTGAATTTTAAGTTGAGTGATGAATCTGGAATATCACTCAATCCTATAATAGAATCAGAAGATCAATCCTCTACTTTAATAGGATCAGATAATATTCAAGAAGATTAAATCACTTTGTGATAATTTAGAGTCAAGGCTCTATTTATTTGATTGGATAGAGCCTTTGTTTCTGTGAGTTCGAGTTCGTCATCCGTCAGGTTTTGCGAATAGTTAAAATTTCTAATAAGCAATAAGAAATTTAATAAACCTACCATTAAGCCAATTAATTGCTTGTCTTTAGGCTAAATTGCTAATATTATGCCGAATACATAATTTACGAATATAATGCGTATATTTTAGTATAAAGCGAATTAATGCAACAACAATAGCAAAATTTAGAAAAAATTAACTAATATGGCTTACCAGTTTAAAAGAGAACCGCTTACCCCAGTAGAAGCCGATAAACTTTATCAAGCTTGTAACTCCGTTCAAGAAAAACTTATTATTTGGATTCTACTAGATACGGGCTTAAGAGTTTCCGAACTTTATAGCCTTACCCCGCAAAATATCCTCTGGCAGCAAAAATCTATTCGTATTAGTGGCAAAGGCGGACCATATGGAAAACAGACAAAGAAAAGGGTTGTACCGATGTCTAACCGAGTGCAATCTCTTCTGGAACATTATTTTGCCATAACCGATAAATTCCCAATTGGTCCTAGACAAGTTCAAAAGGTAGTCAAAGAAATTGCCAATAGAGCTCAAATATCAAAAACAGTAACTCCTCATATTTTGAGGCACACATTTGCAACGTTAGCCTTGCAAAAAAACATCTCTCTAGCTTCGGTGCAGAAAATACTAGGTCATGATAGGCTAGCTACCACTTCTATATATCTGAACTTTACCGATGAGCATGTCGTAGAAGAATTTTCTAAAAAATGGAGTAAAGATAATTAATAAACAAAAATTAGAGGGTAGTCTGTAAATCAATTCAAAATAGTTTTAGCTCTAGTTGACAATTAATTATAGTAAGCAATATAAATTATACTAGCCCAGAATTGAAATGAAGTATAACTTATTTAGTAGGGTAGAACCGAGCTTTTGAGAGTTATAATAATAATTTTGCAAACTTAGTTAGGAGATTATGGCAACAGCAGATCAAATCAAGTCACTTATACGATCGCATTTTTCTGGCGAGGCTGAGCGCTTTTATACTATTGCTTTACAAGTCGCTGCCCACGAGGCGAAGCAAGGTCATGGTGCATTGGCACATGATATTCGTAGTCTAATTGACATGGAAAAAAGAAAATCTGGACCCAGAATTCTAGCTTTTCCAAGAGATTTTAAGGGTTTAGTCATTGCTGAACAACCGGAAACTTCTAAACAAGTACTAGTAATAAGCGAAGCTCTTCTAAAGAGGATTGATCAAATTATTCATGAGTATCGGCAGCAAGAAAAATTAAAATCCCACGGTCTGTCGCACCGTAGAAAAATATTGCTTATTGGCCCTCCAGGCACTGGAAAGACTATGACTGCTAAGGTTTTAGCCCATGAATTACACATTCCTTTGAATACTGTGCAAGTAGACCGCCTTGTCACAAAATTTATGGGAGAAACTAGTGCAAAATTAAGGCAGATATTTGATCTTATGCAAGAAAGTCAGGGAGTTTATTTTTTTGATGAATTTGATGCGATCGGTGGGGAACGTTCAAAGGATAACGATGTTGGGGAGATGCGGCGGGTTTTGAACTCATTCCTACAATTTATTGAACAAGATACATCTGATAGCTTAGTGGTTGCTGCAACGAATAATCCTAAATTGTTGGATCAAGCATTATTTAGAAGATTCGATGATGTCTTATATTATGAGAATCCAACAAATAAAGAAAGAAAGCAACTTATAGCTAATAAGCTCGGCGGATTTAGATCTGAAAATTTTAACTGGAAAACTATTTTAGAAGAGTCTTCGGGATTAAGCCATGCGGAACTTGCTTTAGCTTGTAATGATTCAATAAAAATAGCAATTTTAGCTAACAAGAAAAAAATAACTGCTACTGATTTATGTGAAATGATCTTTAATCGTAAGGCTGCTCATCAAGGAGTTAATAATTAAGAATGGAAAGAAATCTTCCTCACATCAAGATACCTAATCCCACAGCGATAATTAAATTTACTACTCCACAGTCTGGTAGCACCAATTTTCGGAGTAGTGAGAGAAATAGACTTACTCATGGCAGGCATATAACAGAGAAGCTCAAGCAGGCTTGGCAAGATAGTGATAATGAGTTAGCAACAATACACTCTCAAAGAGCAGGTGCATATATAGAATTTCAGAGTGCTCTTGATTGTGACATAGCAATAAAAAGCCTAGAAGATATTAAAAAAGGTATTCGTCTTTGCAACGTCCGAAAAGAAGTTAATGAAGAGCAAAAATCTACTGATTTCATTACGGTTTTTATTCCTAATAACCAGAAGCACATCTATTTTGATAAAATAGAAAAATACTTAACTGAAGAGACAAAAAATGGTAAACCCAAAAATAAACAACTAATAGAAGGAATTGAAGATCTTAGAAAAGCTCAATTAATTGAGTCTTTTTGGACGGATGACAAGAGTTTGATCCCTGGTAATGACAAAGAATGGTGTGAGGTATGGTTACGGGGTACTGATGAAGAAATCGTTGCTCGCTTTAACAGAATCTTAGATAGTTTAAAGTTAGAGAAAAAAGAAGGTGAGATTAAGTTTCCTGAGAGAGTTGTCAAGTTAGTTTATACTTCATGGAGTGATCTAGCTGATATATCAAAAAACTCTGATGATATTGCAGAGTATAGAAAATCGCAGGCTACAGCAGATTTTTTTCTTTTACAAAAGCCTGTAGAGCAGAGTGAATGGGTAGATAGTGTACTAAATAGACTGGTGGTTAATACTCAATCTAAGGTCTCCATCTGCTTGCTTGATACTGGGGTAAATAATGGCCATCCTTTGGTTGCTCCTATAATCAAAGATAGCGATTGCCACTCTGTGAATCCTGAATGGGGTACTGATGATCATAACGGGCATGGTACTTTAATGTCAGGACTTCTTGTTTATGGAAATTTACAGGATAAATTAGAGTCTTCTAATTCTATTATAGTGGGTCACTGCTTAGAGTCGGTAAAGATGTTGCCTCGAAGTTCAGGAGAGAAAAATGCTGTTGAGCTATGGGGAGATATTACTAAGCAGGCAATTAGTAGAGTAGAAATTCAGGCAATAGATCGTAGACGTATTATTTGCATTGCTACTTCTGCCATAGAGACAAGAGATAGAGGAAGGCCATCATCATGGTCAGCATCGCTTGACCAAATAATCTCTGGAACAGAAGATGGAGAAAGAAGACTTATAGTAATAGCTGCTGGAAATACTGACCCAAGTAATTGGAGAAAATATCCAGATTCTAATATTACTGATTCTGTACATGATCCTGCTCAATCATGGAATGCCCTAACCGTAGGAGCATACACAGATTTGGAAGAGATACAGGATAAAACATATAAGGAATATCAAGTATTAGCAAAAAGAGGAGAACTTTCGCCGTTTTCCACTACATCTACCGCATGGGAAGATAAGTGGCCCTTCAAGCCAGATGTAGTATTTGAAGGTGGTAATTTAGCTATTGATAATAGTAAATTTGTCACTGAATGCAGTGATCTGTCCTTATTATCTATATACTATAAACCTCATGAAAAATCTTTTTGTGAATTCAATATGACCAGTGCAGCTGCAGCACAAGCAGCTCATTTTGCTGCTCAAATACAAATACAGTATCCTGATTACTGGCCAGAAACTGTAAGAGGATTGGTTGTCCATTCTGCTCGATGGACAGAAGCTTTGAAAAACCAATTTGCAGAAAAAGATAATAAAGCAGAATTAAAGCAAGTTTTGCGTGCTTGTGGCTATGGAGTACCAGATTTAACACGGGCGTTATACTGTGCCTCAAATAGCCTCACTCTTATTGTTGAATCTCTGATTCAACCGTTCGAGAAGAAGGGAACTTCATACTCAACTAAAGAAATGCACCTTTATGAATTACCTTGGCCTAAGGAGATTTTAGAAGAACTAGGTGAGGCAGATGTTGAGATGAGGGTTACCTTATCATACTTTATTGAACCTGGACCAGGTGAGATTGGGTGGAAAGATAGATATCGTTATGCTTCACATTTACTTTGCTTTGACCTAAACTTTCCTGAAGAAGATAAAAATTCGTTTGTAAAACGAATAAATAAGAGTGCACGTGAAGAAAACGAAATCAATGCAAAAACCGGTACATCTTCTGACTGTTGGCTAATCGGTTCTAGAAATAGAAAGAAGGGATCTATTCATTCCGATATTTGGCAAGGAACAGCAGCGGCATTAGCTAGTTCCAATCTTATTGCTATCTCGCCGCGTATAGGATGGTGGAGAGAAAGAAAAAACTTAAAAAAATATAATGAAAAAACAAGATATTCTTTAATAGTATCAATATCCACTCCCTCTAATACAGTAGACATTTATACACCAGTTCAAATTAAGCTTTCACAGTCAATACCGACAGCTATAAAATAAAAAAAGATATGAGATTTACAGAAGAATCAATATTATTTAATTGGTATCACTTGAACCCAGTTAAAAGTTACTTGAAGTTTTGTATTTCAGTTAATTATTAAGATTTTTGTAGATAGTAAAGCTCAAACTATAGGAGGTAATTTATATTTGGTAAATAAGTCATTTAATGCCTCTTTTACTAAGGTCTGTATTTGAGAACGTTGTTCAACCGATAATCTTTTAAGTTGATAATGAGCCTCAGGAGAAACACTGGTAATAATCTTTTTTGAAATATCAGTTTTAGGGGTTTTAGTAGAATCAATATTTACATGCTGCTTGCTTTTACTCTTAGACATAGCCTCAACTAAACTGGTCTTATTTTTCATCATAGTTTGCTCTTAATTATTTTAAAAATAGATTGTATTTCCTGAGAGGCTTTACTTTTAAAATCAAATTCCACCACTCCTAGTCCAGCGGTCATGGCATAGTTAAAAGCTATTCTTTGACCGATATTATACTGGCATACCTTGCCACCTATTGTTTCTATAGCTATTTTGGCTTCATTTACTACTGTTTGCTGTGTAGGTAGTGCATTTAATATTACTAATGACTCGCTATTTGCAAGACGACAAATATTTAAACTTGACTGAATAGCCTTAATATCAAGAATACCGGCTCTACATGGAATTAATACAAGGTCAGCTATTTTTGCTGCTTCTAAGGCAGCATTTTCAGAATGAGGAGCTGTATCAATAAAAATGAAGTCTGCGCTATTTTCTTCTGCTTCTTGAATAGTTTTATTCAGTCTTGAGGCATGTAAGGACAGCACAAGGGGGGTATTCTGCTCTCTGCTATCGTACCACTCCGTAGCAGAACTTTGAGGGTCTAGATCAATTAATAGAGACTGATAATTATTTCTCTCAGCTTCTACAGCTAAATTAATTGCAAGAGTAGTTTTGCCGGCTCCACCTTTTTGAGAAATAATTGCTAATTTGATCATTAATATATAATTATATAGTTCATTATAAATATAATTAGTTATATATATACTATTTTATTTTTAAATAAAAGAACATTATTATTTATATAACTATATAGTTTATTATAAATATAATAATTTATCTAAAAATAAAATAATATTCTTATTTATATAATTATGTATTTTTATAAATAACACCATCAAATCCATTAGTTTTTAACCTTTTGGACTTTGTATTCAGGATATTTATGATTCTTACCAAATAAAAAATGTCGTTGCTACTAGAGATTACGGCAATTTTTGGTTATAATAAGTATATTAAAATACTTGAAGCTAAATTAGAAATCATGACGATTTTAAGACATAAATTTAAAGCTAAACGTTGCCAGCAGGACGGTTTTAACTTTGCCTCTAAAAAAGAACTCAAAAGATATAATGAACTTAAAATACTCCAGCAAACAGGAGAAGTTAAATTCTTTCAAAGACAAACCCCATGGCACTTACCGGGAGGAGTAAAATACGTACTTGATTTTCAAGTAAAATGGGCGAATGGCGATGATACTTATGAAGACGTAAAAGGTTATAAAACTCCGCTGTATTTAACAAAAAAGAAAATAGTAGAAGCAATTTATCCAATTAGAATTACAGAGATTTAAACGATAATGGATTACAATAGTTTAACCTCGGATATGCAAACTTACATGTTACGTAGCGATGCTCCTTACGTAACTAAGATACCGGATCTTACCCAGCAAGGTACAATCAGAGTATATAATAACGCCAAGGATTTGGGTTTTGAGATAACACAACAATTTAGAAACATTGCTGCCGGTCAATCTACTCTGCAAAAACCCGGTAACTGGAGAGAAACCGTTAGTATCTTAATGTTTGATACTCCTACTAATACTAGTAGTTATTTATTACCGAGAAGCCGTGAGTTTTGTATTACTTATTGGCCTGATTACTCCGGTGTAAGTAGAGGACGCCCTAAATATTATTGTGATAGTATAAATAATGTTGCTAATGCTAATTTAGCAAACACTTACGGTAACGGTTACTGGTTTATCGCGCCTACTATGGATGTAGAATATAATTTTGACATAATTTACCTCGGTATTCCGTTATTTAATGCAGACAACCCTACTAACTTCTTAACCCAGCGATATCCGCAATTGCTATTATATTCATGCTTAATTGAAGCTTGTTTGTTTCTTGATAACGAAGAAAAAAGAGCAAAGTATCAATCCATGTTTGATCAGGAGCTGACAACTATAAATAATATAAATACAAATCGAAGTGCCGATAGAACAGTAATAAGGGAAAATAACTAATGCGTGTACCGTTTGTTTATAAACCGGGTATTCAACGAGACGGAGGAGATTTTCAAGATGAATACTGCATAGACGGTCAGTGGATAAGATTTGTCGGCGGTAAAATAAGAAAGATGAAAGGACAACAAGAATTAGTAGCTCCTGAACCTCTAGAGGGTATAACGTTTTTAGATATGTATTTTAACGGGACAAATCCTATTCTAATTTACGCTACTACTAATGCTGTACATCGCTGTATTGTTAATGATAGCTTAACTAATATTAGTGACGATACACAAGTTCTTGGGGGACTTGATAACAACCTGAGCAGAACATGGCAAGGTGTAAAGTTTATCAAGGACGGTAGAGCTGCATACGGCTTACTTATTACCTCTAATGGAAGTAACATGTTAAGTAATGTTAACGGTACTTTATCTTGGCAATATTTAGATGAAGATGACCCTTTTGAAGTTCCGCAGGAAGTTCCTGCTTCTGGGGGTATATTGTACTCTAATCCATGTTTGTTTTTATACGGTAATAACGGTACTTTGCTTTGGAGCAGAACAAGCGATCCACTTAATTTTGAGGGGGATGACGCAGGGAAGGAAGCCATATCTGAAAATAAACTTATTTTTGGAGCAAGTATTAGAGGCGGTACGAATGCACCTAGTTTTTTATTCTGGACTGAAAACTCGGTAATATATTTAACCAATGTTGCAGGTAACGACGCACAGGTTCTCTTTGATTTTCAGAGAGAAGTAGTAACAAACAATTCATCGGTAATGTCTTCAAGGTGTATAGTGCAGTACGATAGTTTATTCTTTTGGCTTGGAACGGATCGTGCTTTTGTTTACAACGGGATAGTCGATAGTATAAAGAATGACGTTAATTTTCAGTTTTTCTTAGAAAATGTTGATCTAACAAAAAGACAAAAGATTTATGGTTATAAAGTAGCCCGGTACGGTGAGATCAGATGGGCTTATCCGGAAAAGCGTTATAGAAATAGAGCCGATATCGGTTGTACTAGAGAGCTTGTTTATAATGTTAGAGAAAATAGCTGGTATGATACTACGGTTCAAAGAGACTGCGCTACCGTATATGAAGCAAGCGGGGATATATTCAGTTTTGGCGACACTTGCAGAAACTACCTATATAATCCTGATAATGCCTACAAAGCTATATGGAAACAGGAAACGGGATACGATGAAGTTAGAAGAGACGGGTTACACTATAATATCCCTTCATTTTTTACAACGCCTTACTTTGGTTTTGTTGCCTTTAACCCGGCTAAAAACGGTAGCGTAATTGATAAATATATCGTACTTGATCAAATAGAACCTGATTTTCCTGCTCCGGAAGGATATACTAGAAGTGTAGATGATACCCTAGTTATAGGAGTAAGTTATAGAAAATATGCGACTACTTCAAAAACGTCTATTGAGCCGGTTAATTTTAATTTAAATGCTGCCGGTAGTCCCGGTAAAATAGATTTGAGAGTTTCGGGAAGGTTCATGACTATTACTTTCGCCTCTGAGTACCCTTATAATGTAGGGAATATTTTAATTAATTTTAAGGAGGGGGATAATCAATGATCAGTAATCTTCCTTTTCCTAAATATATAAGTTTTAACGGGTGGGCAGCAGAGCTAATTAAAATATATAGAAACGAAAGATTACCGGTACCGAGAGAAACTGAAGAATGGCAGGAATGGGCTAATAAAATTGCCGGGATCGGAGTGTTTAGAAAGAATGCTATTCCGGCAGCAACTACGGCTAAAGGAAGTAAAAAAGCTGATTTATTTAAAAGCTGGGAAGATTGGGCAAGAGCCGTATACATTATCATGATTACAAGTAAGGATAAACAATGAAAAAATATAACAAAAAAGATATTAATTGCCTTTTAGAGCAAATCAAGAAGAAAGGCCGTAACGGGGACACTGAGCTTGCTCACGTTAATCCACTTGAGGCTATAATGCTTAAAAAGATGGGCGGTAGCGGCAGCATTAACCCTGATACTGGGCTTCCTGAATTCTTTTTTAGAGGTGTAAGAAACTTTTTAAAGAATCCTGCTAAAACAATAAGTAAAACTTTAAAAAACCCAAAACGTACCATAGCCGATACAATCGGTACGGCAGCTGCTATTTTTGGTGGACCGCTTGGAGGAGCTTTAGGTGGAGCTGCGAGGTCTGCTATACGCGGTGATGGAGAAAACCCCCTTTACGGAGCTTTAAAAGGCGCCGGGTATGGAACGGCATTACCGATGGTAGGTAACTTAGCGGGACAAGGTTTAACTAAACTCGGTGCTAATTCTATCGGGCAGGCTCTTCAAAATTACGGCAGTAATAATATGGGCAGTTGGATGGGTAATATAGCTCAACTCGGCAGAGGAGTTAGGGGACTTGGCTTACCCTTTACCGGAGCTGAAAAATCACTTGGAGTATCAGATTATTTAACAGGCGGAAGTACCCTATCTTCTATGTCAGGAGGCAGCAGTCAAAAAGGTGTAGGTGTATCTGCCGGTGACGATACTGAGAGTTATTTACAGTATCTACTTGCTAAAGAGAAGGAAAAGGACAACATGAGTTTTCTTGATAAACTACAAGATAATAGTATGAACTTTTTAAGTAAACCTAAGAACCTATTAGCTCTTGGGAGTACAGGTCTTAGTTTATATGATAGATTTAATCAACCAAAACCAAAGACTGCAGCACAAGAAGGTAAGGAACTAAAAGAAAAAATGCTGGCTCAACGACTAACTCCGGAAGAAATGGCAGCACAGGAGCAATACGAACTTCAATTGGAGCAAGCAAGACGCCGAAATGCCCGCAAAAAATTCTTACCGGAAGAGAAAATAGATATTGAACCTATTTATAGCAGAGTTAGTAATCCCGATGAATACGCACGTACTGGTAGATGGTTAAATTATTATAACAACCCACAATTTTCAGGAACTCCCATAAGGTTTTAAATCATGTCAAAAAATAGCTTATCTTTTGATGAATTAAGGAATAAAGCAAGGGGAATATTACTTAGGGATAGTAGTAAACTATCAGGTACTAATTATACCCCTTACCCCGGTAAAACTATTGCTCCTATGTCTGCTCTAACACAAAGAGCACAAGCCTTAGAACAAAGGCGTCTATCTAAAGGTATGCCATATCAGGGCGGCCTTCAATCATTAGCAAATGCAAGTGCAGAAGGACTGACAAAAGAAAATATAGGAGAGATTTTAAGAAACCTTAACGAAAAACATAGTTCATTTAATAACGGAATAGTTTTTGATAAATTAAATAGGCAGTATGGAGCCAATTTTGCCCCCTATTCTGACAAATTAAAAGAAAAAATGGCTCAAGATAGTGGTATTAAGCTTAATGAACTCGGTTCTGATATAGAGAATTTAAATGCTCCAATAAGAGAATTAGAAGGTAAGAAAAACCGCTCAGCTTTTACGGCACTCTCTCAATCTGCAAAAGCTAAAGAAGCAAGAAAAAAAGGATTAATCAGTGATCTTTATGGCTACGGAGAACAAAAACACGGCATAATAAACAAGGGACTTACGGCAGAGAAAGCTAGGTTTGAAGCTGAAAAAGATGATCCTTACGTAAGATTACAGAATTTGCAGCAGGTACTAGATACTATTGGCAGTGGAGAAGAAATCCATCCTGATTTAGCACAAGTGAATGCACAACAACTTGTAAAAGCTCTACAAGCTTATGGAATAGATACTAATAAACCGGTTAATCAATGGGAAAGTTCTAATAGAATTAATATGCCTGTCTACCAAGGAAAGCTGGTAGAACCAATTAATCCAACAATGGATAGATCATATAAACTAGCTGAAGAATTAAGTCCGTCTTATAAAGATAAGAACTATCTTGATCGTAAATTAGTCCGCAAGGGTATAGAAAATACACCAAATTCAATAAATCAAGTCGTAGGGAATTTGCCTGAGCAATTAAAAGCTAAATTTGAAGCTCTTGATTATGAGGGACAAAAAAAATTAGAAGCTGATTTAAACGCTCTAAATGCAAAATATATCAGACAGGGTACTTATGGAAGTGGTGCTCATTTAAAATCCGTTAGCAATAGAATGAGAGAGTTAAGTGATGCAACTCTTACCTCAAGAGGCAATCTTGTTAAAAATGATTTACTAAAAAATATAGCCTCTAAACACCATGAAGACATAAATAAAATAGGTAAACTCGGGCAGTATGATCAATTAGCTAATACAGAATTTAGTAATACTCTCGGGGATATAAAAAACACCAATTTAAAAGGATTGGAAAAATGGAAGAATGACCAAGAAAACAACGAACAATTATATAGGGCATATCAAAACGAAAAAAACTTTCAGCAACCAATGTTACTTAATAATGCTAGAGGGACAGGATACGCTTCAGGTGCAGAAGGAGGCATTAACACGGTATTTAATCATTTTAATAATCAAGGTATAGATTTATCCTCCATATCTGATCTAAAAAATAGATATAGCGAGCTTGAAAAAGAGCTAGCTTCTAGAAATGATGCTATAAAATCTACAGAAGATTATAAAACAAGGCAAGAAGAATTAGTAAACCAGGATGCTACTAAAGAAGCTCAATTAATGAAAGAGCGACAAAGACAAAAGATGCTTGAAAAGCATATACAATCTGAAAACTTGAGATTAACAGAAGAAAAACAAAAATATTACAATAATTATTTTGCAAATATGAAAGCAGCAAATAAACCATATAGTGAAATAGAAGGAACTTGGTATAATAATTTCGGTTATGATCCAATGGAATATATAAGAAATCCGAATTATACTGCAAACCAACCAATTCGCGGATATGGAATAGATATTGTTCCAGCTTTTGAATTTAAGCAAAAAAAGTTTTATGGATAGATTAAGGGCATCAGGAATAATTGGCCGTAAATACACGATAAGGGATCACGATAGAATTCGGAAAATATCCTACGCTAAGGATTTATCCTTTGATTAAACTCAAATCCCATTATCAAAATCTGTTAGCTTCCCTAGTTAAAATGAGAGGAGAATGCTTGCGTAAATTATCTGTTATTTCGTTATAATAACGTTGTTTAAAAGGTAATTTAGTTGCTTGTTTCTCAGCATTTTGCAGGCTTAAGTCTAAAAACTTTTTATTAGTTAATAAATCACGTGCTATTAAACCCCCTCCTACCGTTCCAAGTCCCGAACCGCTTAATGCTAGCAGAGGATTAGCATAAACTCCTCCTATAAGCCCTAAAGTACTTGCAGTTATTGCCGTTCCTGAGGGGTTGGGAATACGAGCGTTCTTTAATGCCATAGCTTTTGCTACAGTGCCTAATTTTTGTACTTGCTCGTTAGCTTCCGGAGTAAGTTGTTTCTTTATAATCTTAAAATTTTTAGGATCATTTATTGCCTTGGCAAGTGCATTATATTTTAAATCTTCAAAAGTCCAGTTTGTTCCTTTATGCCCGAGTATATTTTCGAGTTTTTCTCTTTTTGCCACATTGCCGTATAATTTATCAGCACCCTTAAAAGTCTGATACCACTCCGGGTTACTGTTGCCGTACTCTTTAATATCCTGCGAAATCGCTTTTTGTATTTTTTTAAGCTGCTTTTTAACCCCTGCGTCCGTATCCCATTTTATAATTGAATTTAGGCTTTTTTTAGTACCGACGAGTTTATTAACGTCATACGCTTGTAGCGGTAACTTTATAGGTCCGTACTGACTTATTATTTTTGATGCCGGCTCTATCTCGTTTTTAATAGTTTCAAGTGACTGCAGGAGGCTTTTTTCATCAGGAGAAAGAATAGCCGTATTGATTTTAATATCATCAATAGCCTTTTTAAGATTAGCTGGTAATACCTTTGCATCAAGAGGTAGTGATTTTTCGGCTCTATCATATAAACCCGCAATTTGAGCTTCTATTTCCGGAGTTCTTGATGGACCGGTTTTGTTAAAAATATCTTCTAAAGCTCTTTTTGTTTGTTCTTGAGTAGTAATATATTTATTTTTTAATTTATGACCCAAAACAGGAGTTTTTTGTAGCCATTGATCGGCAAGACCCGTTAAATTGGAATCGGTAACTGCCGCAGCAGGTAAATCTATGCCTAAATCTCTTGCAGCTTTTAATGCCTTACTATCTAATTTATCGGGAGTTAATCCTAAAATTTTTCTGCCCAAAGGGTAATATATCTTTTCTTTGGGATGTTTTATTATATTTGCTGCTTTACTTGCAACGTTTGGTGAAAAATTAACCGCTATATCTGCATATAAAGGATCAAGTCCGCTCTGTTGTAAAGCTTTACTTCCTAAATCTAATTTAACAGCCGTTTTTGCTCCTTCCAAAGCTTTTGCTCCTTGGCTTAATTTTCCAAATAATCCACCGCTTGTAGCATTTCCTATTAATTCACCGACAAATTGCTCTGAATTTGTATTATATCTAGGTTCTAAATCAATACCTTTGTTTTTGGCAAATGATTTTATATGAGTAGATATTCTCGGCATGTTTTCTTCACTGAAGAAATTAGGATTATTATATGATATAGCTTCTCTGCCGGCAGCTTTTCTTAGCATATTACCGGTTTTATTTAAATAGGTTTTAATTCCTGTTTCTCCTAAGTTAGCTAAATTAGTCGGAGCATCAACTAAATCCATTGCTCCTTTTAATGCTGCTTTTTCTCCCCACCATCTATCCGGTCTCGGCGATACTTCTTTAGGTATGGATTTGGGACTCTGATATTTATCAAATACACTACTTCTTTCATCAGAAGAATAATCTGTATTTATATTTTTAGGAGTTTTATATTTATCAAATTTACTCATTTACTACCTGCAGACCATCTTTATTTATAGCATCCTGCACCCAGCTTTTATGAATAGAATCTTTTTTACCTGTTTTGGGGTCAAGCATCAAAACAAAATCTGATTCTATAGTTGGTGTCTCTAAATCACCGACATCAAAATGAATGCCTTGCTCATGTTTTATAGTCGCTGCTTTTTGTATGTCTTGAATTTCTTTTGAAAGATGATCTATTTTCATTTTTAAAGTCGGAAGACTATCATTCTTAGGATCGGCAAAATACGGGGACAATCGATCATACATTCCTTGAGTTATACCGTTAGTACCGGTATTTAATCTTTCGGCTATGGTCCTTAATTGCCCAAGCTCGGCAATAAACAAATTTCTTAAAGCCGTTTCTTTTTGAAGATCTTCTACCCCAAATACATTACCTATAGTATCTTTTATAGGGTTAATAATGCTAGAACCTCGCCCTAAAGGATGAAACCAATTCTCTTTTCCAAGTTTCTCTAAATCTTCAAAACTTTTATTCATATCCTGGTCTTTTATAGCTGCAGCATTAGCAATAGCCTTAGCATCTCCGGCTTTACTTTGGTCAGCTTTATTCAAAGTTCTATAAGTTTTTCCTTCGTATTCTTTGAAATCCCCCTCTTTTTTCTGCGCAGCTTTTGCAAGCTTTGCAAATAAAGACTGGTCATGATATCTCTTCTGCTCTTCTAGCATAGCCCCTTGGTGAGCCATTTGTTTATCTGCCATTTCTCTTTGGTAAGCTGCTGCTTCTAACTGAGCCGCTTTTGCCTCTTCTGCTGCTCTTTGCTGCTGTGCATGTTGCAGCATTTTTAAATTTTCTTCCTCGGCAGCATCTTCATAAATATCATGAGTTTTTAATGCAGGTAGCAACGCTCTGCCGGCTTGAGCAAAATTAGCCAATAATCCTTTTGTTCTCGGCATTTTGTGCATTTCCTCAGACCAAGTTAAAAGGCTATTACGAAGTGCCTTATCTTCCTGATCCTCATCCATTTTTATAGATTTCTTAGCCGATTCGACAGCCTTTCTAATAGCCTTGTCAAATGGGTCTTTGCGAGCCAAATTATCTGAGATGTAAGCTTGTTTAGCTAAAAGGTCGTTAATATATCTATCTTTCATTTTTTTAAGATGTAATTGGTGTTTCTACAAATATACTATAATTAACAGTACAATCAAAGTTCTGGTTAACTCCTCCAGAATAAATAATTAACTGACATGTATAGGTAATATTATTATTGATATATACAGACAGAAATTCGTTTAATCCAAAATAAGACACCAGATTAATTGTACTGATTTTATTAGCTCCAGGAGCAGAAATTTCTAGATTTTTTGTTAAAAAGGTCTGATTTGAGCTGCTATCAGTTCCAATGATATTTTTTAATAAATTAATTCTGATATCATTATTGCTTGTATTACATATAGTTATAGAATTAACATATATAGTGTTAATAGTTGATTCTAAAATTACCTGTTTGGAATAATCAAGATTGGAAAAAGAAGCAGGAAGATAATTTACAAAATTCATATTTCTTTTTTAATTTCTGTTAATTAATTCAATTCTTCCGGTACTGTCTCTGCTACCTGATTTTGATCAAGCGGTATGATTTTACAAATAGCCTGACAGTCCGCGATAAACACATTCAGGATTACTGTTAAATCAGTGCCTTTTGGGTTGTCTTGCGGAATCTTACCAATTAAGTTATTGGCATCATTAATTGACTGAGTTAAACCTGATTTTAATGCTACATACCATATTTTTTGAGTATTTGGATCTGACGCACTAAAATAGTTAAAAAGCTGTCCCCCAATCTGGTTAATGAACTGAACATCCGATTGTATATTAGCATATATGCTTGGATCACTAAAGACGTTACTTGCAAGACTGTTAAAATAGGATAGATCGACTTGGGTGCTAGTAATTAATTTTAAATCATTTAAATTGGTGCTTATGTCTTTTAGAGCCGTACTCATTTTAATTCTCCTAAATTGTTGTTAATGAATCGTAGATATTGGAGTTTATTCTCAAGCATATCTACACGTTTTAAGGTGTTTTTTAATACCACCATGGATAATTCAAAAAGTTTATTTTTGGTAACTGAAGGACAGGTTTCAAAAGTGCCGTAGGCAAATCCATTGTTTGGTAGTTTTTCAGAGCAGGAAATGATTAACCGCTTTGAGGTAGTTTTTAAAATCTCTACTTCAATTGATTTATTAAGTAAAATTAACTGTAGTTTACTCCCTTCAATATTGGTTAATTTTTCTTTAAATACTAAGTGGTAACTATATTCCGTTATCGGTTTAATTAAACAGGACTGCAATATATTAGGGACAAAACTTTTGTCCTCCAAAACATAATCAGGTAAAACTTCCTTTAAAGGTTCGGCAACAATGCCAAAAGTTACTCCTTGGCCATTTTTAATTTTATCTTTATAACTATATTTAAAGAAAGGTATTTTATTAAATCTCTTTAACGCTTCCTCTTCTATGGACTTGCCTGAAGATTCAATATTTTTGGTTTTAATGGAAGAAACGGCATTAAACTCGGAAGCCTTGACTCTATTGTTGCAGTTAATGGAGTATGGATTCTGACCCGTAGACGTTCCGGTTCCTCCGGAAGAACTTAAATAACCGTAACTACCGTTATAAGGTTTATAAGTCCCGGTGTCTTGGATACTAAGAGCATGTCCACAAACAATTACCCCTGAATTATAAGCAGCAAGGTTATTGGCAATTAATGTTCCGGTTTGAGCATTAATATTTTGCCCTGCGCTATTTAGTTCCGTATCAAAATTAATAATACTTGAATATATCTTACTCCAGGTATTATTGCCTCTGACAAAAGTATCGGTAGGAGCAGCGCTATAGCCGGCTATCTGTGTTATTGCTATACTGCCAATATTAACTGTTATAGTACCGCTAGTAGTAATGGGGCTACCGCTAACAGTTAGGCCGCTTCCGACTGCAATGTTTACCGAGGTTACCGTCCCGCTTCCCGCCGGAGTAGCCCAAGTACCGTCTCCTCTTAGATAAACAGAGCTACTGGCCGGATAACCGTTTAAACGATTGATATTTAATTGACCGCTAGTATTTGAGTTGATATCAAATACCTTAGTATTAACAAAGTTTTCACTTGCAACACTATACCAGCTAGTCCCATCAAAAAACTCAAGCTTCATTATTTAAACCTATTTGATTTCTCTCCTAGAGACTGGTGTTAAATCTGAGCATTCCGGCAGTTAGAGTAGATGGTCTCTGCAGCGTTGTTCCGGTTGGAATAGTAACTGATGCAGTGCCGGGTAATACAGGATTAGAACTAATACTAACGGTTGCGACATTATTAGTAACCGTTACCGTAATTTGATTGGTCGTGCCTAACACACTATCTAGTCCACTTTTTGCAAGTCTTGCAAAGCTAATGCTATCCGTACCGACAGTTGCAACGGCTCCGGTAAGCATCCATGATGTTACGGCATTTACTGTCCCGCTAATTACATCAATAGTCTTACCTCTGACCATTTGGGACGGGGAATCAAAGTCGGTAGCTCTTGTTAATACCCAGTTAGTTGTAGTAGAACCGATATTAGTTACCGTATATATTCCGTTTTGCAAAGCAGCTGTCTGATCTTTAACTAGCACCCTGTTACCTGCAGCTAAAGTAACTCCATCAATAACAAGCGTGCTTTGAGTTCCCGAATTAGTTAAAGTAGCTCCCGTCCCACTAGTACCATTTGCATAAGTAGCCGTTAAATTGCTAGTCGTTGCTGCCAAAGTTGCAGGCACGCTACCTAAGGTGTTTAAAACCCAGTTTTCAGTAGCAAGAGTAAACCAGTTTGTGCCGTCAGTAACTTCCGGTTTTCCGGTAGATGTCGGTAGTGGTGCTTTTAGATTCTTGTCATTTAAGTTATCGGTCATTTTAAGTCTCCTATAATTAATTAATAAATTTTATCATAAAGTTAAACTGAAGTGTTAAACCTTATCATTCCGGGGATTAGGGTAGTAGGTCTTTGAGTATTATTACCTGAAGGCATAGTCATTGAGCCGTTACCGGTAAATACCGGATTAGGTTTAAATGTGGTAACAATCGGCGTACTTAATAATCCGCTACCGGTTACATCTCCTTGCAGAGTTAATCCGGTATTTAAAAGAGTATTTAAGTAGTCTTGAGCCGCAGTGGCACTGTTTGCTGCATTAGTTGCTGAAGTAGAGGCACTGCTAGCAGAATGACTGGCATCAGAAGCACTAGAGGAAGCATCGGACGCCGAGCTTGAAGCACTACCCGCTGAAAGCGCTGCTGCACCGGCTGAAGCAAGAGCTCCTGCTGCCGATAAACCCGCTGCAGTAGCCGAACCGCTAGCAGCAGCGGCCGCCCCT